ATGCCTCTCACAGATACGGTTATCAAGCGCGCTCCGAAGAAGGACAAGCAATACCAACTTCGTGATCAGAAAGGGCTCTACATCCTGGTGATGCCGAATGGGTCAAAGCTATGGCGCTTCGATTTCAAGTTTGAAGACAAACGCCGCAGCATGAGCTTTGGCTCATACCCGACAGTCTCACTCGCAAAAGCTCGGGAGAAGCAGCAGGCGGCGCGCGTCGTGATTGAGGAAGGCCGCGATCCCGTTCGTGAGGCGCAGCGTGAAGCGGATCGGATTAGGAAGGACACCGAGACATTTAAAGACTTGGCTAGAGACTACCTCGACACGCTAAAGGAAGAGGGGAGGGCCGACGCCACCCTGAATAAGAATGAATGGTTGCTGATGGACTTGGCGAGGGATCTGCACCGTCTTCCAGTTCGTGAAATCTCGGCGGCAGACATTCTTCCGATTTTGCAAAGGTTGGAAAAGCTCGGGAAGGTAGAAAGTGCGACCCGGCTCAGGGGGACGATAGGTTCTGTTTTTCGCTTTGGCATACCGCGTCAACGGGCCGACGTAGATCCGACCTACGCCCTTCGGGGTGCGATCAGATCAAAGCAGACTGAGTCGCATCCGGCGATCATTGAGGAAGAGCCGTTCGGAGGTTTGCTGCGCTCAGTCTGGAATTACGACGGATGGCCGACCCTCGTAGCTGGACTAAAGATCCTCGCATACTGCTATCCGCGCCCCGTAGAGCTTCGCAAATGCGAGTGGTCGCATGTGGACCTGGAAAGACAGGTGTGGACGGTCCCGGACTATCTGGCGAAGATGCGGCGACCTCACGATATCCCGCTTCCTCGTCAAGCCGTCGAGATATTTGAGTATCTGAAAGAGGTCAGTGACGGCAGTCCTTATCCGTTCTTCGCCATCCGCTCCAATCAGCGATTTCTATCTGAGAACGCCTTCAACTCAGCCCTTCGGGCAATGGGCTACAAGCATGAAGATCATGTCAGCCATGGTTTCCGGTCGAGTGCGAGCACCATTCTCCGCAAGCATAAATTTGACAACGACGTTATCGAGAAGTCACTCGCTCACATTGAGCCGAACGAAAGCCGCAGAGCATACGACAGGTACAAGTATTGGGATGAGCGCGTTGAGTTGGCCCAGGCGTGGGCGGATATCTGCGACAGGCTCAGGACAACTCCGCCAGCGGGATTGCAGAGTAAACGTGCCTTTAAGCGAGCGCGCGACATTGAGAACTTAATATAGAGATGAAGTCTACACGTCGGTAGTATCGGACGTGAGCCAAATCGCGTGAGTGTTTTTTCTAAATCCGGGATGGTAAGTTGAGCGACGAAAACGATATCTACTTGGATGGACGGGCTTTTTACGATCTATCCATGATGTGGCAACACGCCTGTACCCTGTGTTTTGCAAATGATGATTTGTACCGTCGTAGCATTAAAAATGCCCACGCAATCGTTCGCCAGAAGATGCTCGAATGGTACGAGGATGAGGAAACTAAGATAACATATCTGCTCGCACCTGCCGAAAATGTACGGCGCAGGCTCCATTTACAAGGTTACACTGACGAGCGTTGCCGTGAACTATGGGATCGTGAATTTCGGAAGCACATTGCGAAGCTCGAAGAAATGAACTCCTACAAGGGGATCGACGTTACGCAGGATATTGCGTCGCAAAAGGGCCTGAATTTTGAAAGTTGGCTAGAACGTGCCGAATCCTTGGGCATTGATCATTGGATTCGAAATGACGTTGTCGAATTCGATCTGAATGACATGTTCGCTAGCTTAGCACTTGAACTACACTACTTTAAGCCCGAATACGTTTGGACTGACCTACAGTCATATGCTGACGAGTTCGACACCGAATTGACCGTCCACCAAAATCTAAGACGACTGCACCGGTTCGAAGACAACCTTCAAGAGTTCGTTCGAGAAACAGGCACAGTGCTAATATTGACGGAAGGTAAATCAGACACTGAGGTCTTATCGACAGCTATTAAGGCGATGTATCCAGAGTTTTCCGATCTTTTCCAGTTTGTCGATTTTCAGGAATTTAGCATCGAAGGTGGCGCCCCAATGCTTACTAAGCTGGTCAAGGCGTTTGCTGGTGCCAGGATGGAGCAGTCCATTCTAGCTTTGTTTGACAACGATGCAGCAGGCGTTGCGGAAAGCCGACACATTGACCGTATCAAAGCGCTACCTAACAATATCAAGACAATGGTGCTTCCAGATATTGAATTGGCCAAGGACTATCCAACGATTGGCCCTGAGGGGCGACGACGCATGAATGTCAACGGAGCGGCTTGTTCAATAGAATTGTTCTTAGGAAAGCAAGCGCTGACAGATCGCGATGGCGACCTTCATCCTATTCGATGGACCGGTTGGAACAATCAAATACAACGCTATCAAGGGGCATTGGAGCACAAAGACGATGTCACGAAGCGGTTTCTAACCAGAATGAAGAAGGGAGGTGAACCCGCTTCCCTTCGGATTGAATATGCCGAAATGGATCAGCTCTTAAATGCAATTTTTAGCGCATTCCATTAGAATGCCCCTCGCAGTCCGCAGTTGTCCACATCTCGCCCGCCGAAACCGGCATCGTCCACATTGGTCTTTACAGTCACTTTAAAATTGACTATTCAATTCGCAATTGACATGGGATTGCGAAATGACGGACCCGCTTGAACAGATCGAGATGATACCGATTGCCGAAGTCGCGAAGCGTGTCGGCTTTTCGAGATCCATGATTTATGTCCTCATCAAAGAGGATGGCTTCCCTGAGCCGATCAAGACCCGTTCCGCGTCTCGGTGGTGTCCGTTGGAAATCTACGAATGGAAGCAGCGGAAGAAGGCTGAGCGACCGGGGGCCAGCCGAGCCGCCGAGCAGTCCAAGCCAAAGCCGCGAAGAGAGCGTGACAATTCGGATCTCATCTGATGCCAGGAGCCGCACGACCGACTCGCCCCTCCGCGTATGTCGCCAAGAAGAAAGTTAGTTTACGGGCCGACGATATAGAGAATGTCGTCCAGGGTGTCTCGGTGCCTTACCTGATGCGCGCTTTCCGTATGGGGCGCACGACAATCGAAAAGAAGCTCCGGGATCTTGAACCCACACGGCGCGGCCAGCACAACACACCACTCTACGATCTCCGTGAGGCAGCAGCTCGCCTTGTGAACCCCAAGGCCGCGCTCCAAGACCTTCTCCTGACCATGAAGCCCGACGATATGCCCGAGAAACTCCGGGAGTCGTATTGGAACGCCAAACTGAAGCAACAGCGCTTCGAAGAGAAAGCCGCCGACCTCTGGCGAACGGACAAGGTTATCGAGGTCTTCTCGGAGGTCTTGCAGCTCATGCGCACCAAGCTTCAGCTCTTGCCCGAAGAAGTCGAGCGCGCGCTTGGTATCGACTACCAGCAAGTCACGAAAGTTCGTGAAATCGTGGATGATGTCCAAGACAGTATCTATCAGGAATTCATGACCTTCGCTCAGACAGGGCATACGCCTAACCAGCTTGGCGAGGACCAGTTTGCGGGGGCAGGAGACACCTTCGAAGAAGACGATTTCGAAGATGATGAGTTTTCGGACGATACCGACTTTGCCCCCAAGTTCCGGCGTGATCACGGTGACCTGATATGAAGCAGTTCACTCACCTTGAGCAAGTCCTACTCGCTACCGCAGAGGCTATCCGTCCGCCTGAGCGTTTGACGGTGTCACAAGCGGCGGAGAAGTATCGGTATTTGAACAATGCCGGTCACTATATCGGCCCGTGGAAGAACGACACAGCGCCGTATCTGGTCGAGATCATGGATGAAATGACCTCGCTCGAATACACGGCCATCGTCTTCGCTGGACCGGCGCGCTGCGGCAAGTCGGACATCTTCTTCAACCTTCTCACCCACACCGCAATTTGTGACCCGGCAGACATGATGTTGGTTCACATGACGCAGGGCACCGCCCGTGACTGGTCGCAGGGTGACCTTCGCCGGTTCTTCAGACACACCAAGCCTGCGGGGGCGAAGGTGGTCCCCGGTCGGCAGAATATGAACGTCCATGACATTCGCTTCCTGTCGGGAATGCGGCTGTTGGTGAAGTGGCCGACGATCTCTGAGCTGTCGGGTAAGACCATCCCCCGCCTATGGCTGATGGACTATGACCGCATGCCCCAGGACGTGGACAAGGAAGGTCCGCCTTTTGACCTCGCCCGCAAGCGTTCCCAGACCTTCGGTCGCCACGCTATGACGGTCGCAGAGTCGTCTCCTGGTTACGAGATCACGTCTTCAAACTACACCCTGAAGACCAAGCATGAGGCGCCACCCACGGACGGCATTCTGTCGGTCTATAATCGCGGTGATCGCCGCCGTCTCTATTGGCAGTGCGCGCATTGTAAGCAGCCGTTTGAGGGTGATTTCCATCTACTGAGCTACCCCGACAGCGCCGACCCCGTAGAAGCCGCTGAAATGGCTACGCTGGACTGCCCGCATTGCGGTTACAGCCATACCCATGAGGCGGGGCCGGGTCAGCCTGGAAAGCACGAGCTGAACTATACGGGTCGGTGGGTGAAGGATGGTCAGATTTGGGTGCCTGAGACGAACACCATGGTCGGTGACGCTGTGCGCTCAGACATCGCCTCGTTTTGGCTGAAAGGGACCGCCGCAGCATTTATCGACTGGAAGTCGCTTGTTCTGCGTTACCTCAAAGCGATGGAGCTATACGAAACCAGCGGTTTGACCGGCGCATTGAAAACGACCGTAAACGTTGATCAGGGACTACCTTTCCTGTCACCTTCGATGAAAGGCGAGCGTCTACCAGAAGACCTGAAAGAACGCGCCGTTGACCTCGGGGACCGGGTTGTCCCTGATGGTGTGCGCTTCCTGATGGCAACAATCGACGTTCAAAAACATGCCTTCATCGTCCAGGTCCAGGGTATCGGGGAAGGCGGGGATATTACCGTCATCGACCGCTTCAAGATCTTCAAGTCCGAAAGGTTGGATGAGGACGGAGAGCGTCATTGGGTGTCGCCCGCGACCTACCTTGAAGACTGGAAACTTCTTGTAAGCGAGGTCATCGAAAAGACCTACCCTCTGGACGACGACAGCGGGCGTCACATGGCAATCAAGGCGATTGGCTGCGACTCCGGTGGACGTGACGGCGTTACGACGATGGCCTACCGCTTCTGGCGCTATTTGCGAGACGAGCACCCCGGCAATCATCATATGCGTTTCCAGCTCATCAAAGGTGAGGCGAAACCTAACACCCCTCGGGCTCGTGTCAGCTACCCGGACTCAGAGCGCAAAGACCAGCGTGCCGGTGCGCGCGGCGAAATCCCTGTGCTCATCCTAAACACCAATATCCTCAAAGACGCGCTCAACGCGATGCTTGATCGGACGGAGCCGAAGGGCGGTCGGGTCAATTTCCCGGATTGGCTGGAAAGTTGGTTCTTCGCGGAACTCACCGCCGAGATCAAAACCAACAAAGGATGGGAGAACCCTAAGAAGCACCGCAACGAAGCTTGGGACTTGCTGGTCTATTGCCTCGGACTTTTGATCAGCCGTCATGCCAGGGCTGAGACGATCAATTGGGAAAGTCCGCCACAATGGGCGGAGATTTGGGATAAGAACGACCTCGTTTTCCTACCCCAGACAGAGCCCCGGCCTTTTGAACCAGAGACTGAAGAAAGCGCCATCGATCTCAGTGAGCTAGGCAAGAAACTTGCTTAAAAAGTCAAGTTAAACTTGTCAGGTAAAGTTTTGCGTGGTACATGCGAATTGAATAGGGGAGCTTGCCTTGGATACGGAAACTCTTAGAGCGCGGCTGGCGGAAGCAGAGAAGGCTTACCATGAACTCATGGTGAGCGGCGGCGTTCGCACGCTTGTCGATCAGTCCGGTGAGCGGATTGAGTTTTCACCTACCAACCTTTCCAGGCTTCGGGCTTACATCGCTGAGCTGAAGCTCGCCCTCGGTGAGCCCGTTGTCCCCCGTGGTCCGATGGGGGTCTTTTTCTGATGAGTTTTCTCGACAAAGACCTCCATACGCAACGGCTGATCGGCCTAGACGATCAGGCTCCGTCTCCCGCGTCTGTTGAAGTTCTCCCGGCAGACGCGGGGGACGACGGCATGATTGCAGGCGGAGCATACGATGGCGCCAGCCGACATGATCGTGAAGTCGCTTTGTGGCATCCGCCCGTCAACAGCGCGGACGGGGACATCCTCTTCGACAAAGAACTTATCGACTCCCGTGCCAAAGACGTTGTGCGGAATGACTCCTATGTGAGCGGCGCCAGCAAGACGCTTCAAGACAACATTGTCGGCGCGATGTTCTTCCTCAATTCCAAGCCGAATTGGAAGTATCTCGGCTTGGATGAAACGTGGGCTCAGGAGTTCCAAGAGGAAGTCGAAACTAAGTTTACGTTGACGGCGGAAAGCCCAAACAATTGGCTGGACGCTTCGCGCAAGAAGACCTTCTCAGAGTTCATTCGCATGGCTGTCGGCGTCCACCTTTTCACGGGCGAGACGCTTGTCACTGCTGAATGGATACGGCAGGCCGACCGCCCCTACAACACCGCTGTCCAGATGGTCGATACCGACCGGCTTTCGACACCCCCCGGCATGATCGAAAGTCGCTTCCTGCGTGCTGGTGTGTCGAAGGATCGATACGGAGCGCCGGTCGGCTACCACATCCAGCAAACACACCCCCAGGACTGGACCTCGCTTGAGCGCTACACCTGGAAGTACATCCCGACGCGCAAGCCTTGGGGTCGTATGCAGGTCATCCACATCTTCGAAGAGCTTCGCCCCGACCAGTCGCGCGGTGTATCAGCGATGGTGACAGCTTTGAGCGAAATGCGGATGACCAAGAGCTTCCGCAAGATCGTGCTGCAAAACGCAGTCGTCAACGCGACCTATGCCGCGTCGATTGAATCCGACATGCCGACCGAGACGATTTATCAGATCCTCGGCAGCAACAATCTGACTGGCGCCGAAGTGTCGAAGATGCTTGAGGCGTATGCGAGCGGATATCTCGGTTCCCTGGACAAGTACATCGGCTCGAAAGGGATGGCGATTGACGGTGTGAAGATACCTCATTTCTTCCCCGGAACCCGTCTGAACTTGCGCCCTGCTGGCCAGGGTGGCCCCCTCGGAACCGAATTCGAAAGCTCCCTTCTGCGATACATCGCTGCGAACCTCGGGCTCACCTACGAGCAGCTTTCAAAGGACTTCAGCGACACGAACTATTCCGGTCATCGGGCAGCTATGGCCGAGACGTGGAAATCCATGCAGTCGAAGAAGAAGTCCATCGCTGATCGGCTGGCAACACACATTTTTCACCTTTGGCTTGAGGAAGCGATTTCGCGGGGGGACATCGAGTCCCTACCGCGCCGCGCCCCTAACTTCTGGGAAGGCTTGAACCGGGAAGCCTACGGCAACTGTGAGTGGGTCGGAGCGAGCCGGGGGCAGGTTGATGAGCTGAAGGAAACACAGGCCGCAGCTCTGCGTATCCGCAACGGCCTTTCGACCTATGAGGATGAGCTTTCCCGCCTCGGCAAAGACTGGCGGCAGGTTTTCGAACAGCAAGAGCGCGAACGCCGCGTCATGTCTGATCGAGGACTCGTGCTTCAGGCCGACAACATGCTGAACGCCGCCTCGGGCGACCCTAGAGAGGTAAGTGAAGATGAATAAAGCGATCCTGTCGCGGTTTGCCGATCAACCGGCACTCGTCGCCTGTGAGCACGCGGCAACCTTTGAGGGTCTGCTTGAAGGGCTCATGAAATGCCCTGATTGGGAAAAGCTGACGAACGAAACGGCTGCGGCGAACGACGATGATTTTTGGGCGGACGACGATGACAGCTTTATGGCCCGCGTTCGTCCCTACAGCGTCCAGAATGGCATTCTGACAATTCCGGTTAAGGGTGTCCTCCTGAATGACTTCCCTTACCAGTTTTTCGGCTATGCGACCGGCTACGAGTACATCCGCAAAGCATTCGAACGCGGTATGGCAGACGATGCCGTGAAGGGGATCGCTCTTCACTTGAACACCCCTGGCGGAGCTGTCGCGGGCAACTTTGACCTTGTTGACCGCATGCACGCCTTCAAAGGCACGAAGCCGGTTCGGGCCTTCGCTCATGAGTTCGCTTATTCGGCGGGCTATTCCATCGCTTCCGTCGCTGACGAGATCGTCATGTCCAGGACTGGCGGTGTGGGTTCCATCGGCGTCGTCACCATGCACATTGACGCCAGCAAGGCACTCGACCGCATGGGATGGAAAGTAACTTTCATTCACTTCGGCAAGCACAAGGTTGACGGAAATTCGACACAGCCTTTGGACGACGACGCCAAGAAACGCATTCAGGCCCGCGTCGATCAGCTTGGCGAGATCTTTGTCAGCACGGTCGCCCGCAATCGGGGCATGGACGCCGAGGCGATCCGCAACACCGAAGCTCTCACCTATACCGCGCCTGAAGCGGTTTCACTCGGTCTGGCAGATAGCGTTGCTCCGCTGGACGAGGCAATGGCCGATTTCCAGGCCGACACAAACCAAGATGGAGTCACACAGATGTCTACCAATCCGGAAGGAACCTTCACTCAGGCTCAGGTCGATGAGTCTGCGAAGGCGAACTACGACAAGGGCCACGCTGAAGGCAAGACAGCCGGTCATGCAGAGGGCCTGAAGGAAGGCGCTACCGCTGAGCGTGCGCGCATTTCCACCATCCTGAGCAGTGAAGCTGGTCAGGCTCGCCCGAAGGCCGCAATGTCCACCTGCCTGAATACCGACATGTCGGCGGAAGCCGCTGAAAAGTTCCTTTCCGATCTGCCCGAGGAAAACGGTCAGAAGGCCGAGGGCAATGCGGATGAAAACGGGACGCAGTCCAACACCGCTTTCATGGACGCCATGAACAACGGCACCAACCCGGAAGTCGGTTCCAGCGACACGCCAAGCGATGACGAAGCCGAGGACTACAAAGCTGTCACCGGGCTCGCTTCTAGCTTCGGTCTTCCCGGCTTCAAGAAGAAGTAACCCTCCAACCCCCGCACCCCGAACAGAAACGACACAGGAGTTAAGGACATGGCCGACGTAACGGTCCCTTACATGGAAACAGGTCTTGCGGCCTTTGAAGAACTCGACAGCTACCAGCAGCAGTTTTTGCTTTCTGGCAGTCACCCGCCGTTTGCAACCGGCATTCCGATGACGATCAAGGCTTCTGAAGACATCAAGCAGTTCCACGTCGTCGGCCTCGACGCCAGTGACTTGATCGTCCCGGCAGTCGAGGGCGTTACCCAGGCAATCGGGATCGCGTCCCAGGCCGTCATCGGCAACGTTGGTGGAACGACCACCGCGCCGATCATCTATTCCGGTTGCTTCAACCCCGATGCGCTTGTCTGGGATGCGTCCTACGACACCGACGCAAAGAAGGAAGCTGCCTTCCGGGGGGCTCCGACGCCGACGCAGATCACGATCCGCCGTCGCACCAGCTAACCGTTCCGTCGCGACCCGATGCGACCGTAATTAGCAAGAAAGGAAAATTGGAATGTCTGCACCTTACAAGGTATGGGAAACGCGGCGGTCGCTCGGTGTTATGCGCGACATGGAGCCGTCTTTCACCTACTGGACCGACATGTTCACCCGTGAACTCACGTCCGTTGATGAATGGATCGACTTCGAGAAGCTGCCGAAGGAAGCCCGCAAGCTGGCCCCCTTTGTCCGTCCGCTCGGTTCCGGTCAGCCGATCTACACTGACTCGGCACGCGCTTTCCGCTTCAAGCCCGCCTACATCAAACTCAAGGACGCCATCGACCCGGCAATGCCGCTGATCAAGCGTCCTGGTATCGACCGTTCTATGCTCAATGACAATGAGCTGACCCCGAACCAGCGCCGCGATCTCATCCGTGCAGCTATGACCGTCCAGCATGTTCACTCCATCGAACGCCGCTGGGAGTGGATGGCCGCACGCGCTGTGATCGACGGCAAAGTCACCGTCGAAGGGCCGGAATACCCGGCTGTCGAACTCGACTTCCGCCGTGCCGCTGGTCACACCATTGTCAAGACGGCAGGCAACTTCTGGGGCGATACCGGCGTGTCCCTGTTTGACGACATTCAGCGGTATGCTGACATGATGTTCGACGCTGAGCACGGCGGTTTCCCGGTTCGGGCAACGTTCGGCTCCGATGTCTGGAAGGTCATCCGCAAGGATGAGGAATTCCTGAAGCACATGGACACCAACATCCGTGAGCCGCGTGCCACGGTCGAACGCGGTCTGATCGCGGCTGACAAGGTGATCAAGGTCGGTGAACTTCAGGTCGGCGGCGCTTCCGGGAGCCGCATCGAGCTGTACCTGTACCGCGACACCTACGAAGAAAACGGCGTCGAAGTTCCGTTCATGTCCCCGAAGGATTTCGTTCTTACGGCATCCTCTGATCGGATCATGGGCTTCCAGTGCTTCGGCGCTATCCAGGACCCGTATTCCAACTACCAGCCGTTGCCGATCTTCCCGCGCAACTGGATGGAGCAGGGTGATCCCGCAGTTGAATACCTTCTGCACCAGTCGGCTCCGCTGATGGTTCCGATCAACCCGAATGGCACCCTCAAGGCGACCGTCGTCGGCTGACCGTAGTGTCAAGTAAAAAGTGACGGGGCTCGTCGCCGTCACACCTTTTCTCAACAATGGGAGCATGACATGCCCGTCGATACCGAACTCAAGATTGCGGTCAATCAGATCGAATACAGCTACGGCAAGAAGCGCAAGATCGCGGAGCCGGGGGCGCCTTTTCAGTGCCCGGTATCTGAAGTCGATTACCTGGAAAGGGTCGGCGCTGTGCGCGATCTGACTGAAGCCGAACAGGCTCTTTGGGAACGCCAGAACAGCAAGAAGCCCGCGCCTGAAGCTGCCGAAGATGAAGATGAAAACGACGGCCAGGGCGGCGGCAACGGCGATGGCGACAGCGACACCAAGGATGGTGATGCCAAGACCGGTGAAGCTGCCAAGGATGAAACCGACAAAGAGACTGCGAAGTCCTCTGGTCGCACTCGTGGCCGCAGCACAGCCAAGATCTAACATGGGCCTTTTCCGAGACAAAATGGATCGGGCCAGGGGGACGCTTCATGAGATCATGAGCGTCCCCGCTCTTGTGTTCGATGCGCCGAGCGTGCCTATCGATCCGAGTGACCCCGCGACGATACCGGACACGACTCCGGTGACGGTACGGGTTCATGATCAATGGGGTATGGTCGGTGATTTGAAGGGCACAAACCTTTCCTATGCCGAGGTTTCAGACAACTCCCCTCACATCGTCTTCATGAAATCCGAGATCAGCCCGAGGCGCGGTCATATCGTTTCTGTGAAGCCCGGAGTCGCCTATGAGGTTGAGTACGTCGATCCTCCGAACGGCATCAGCATCACTGCAAACGTGTCACGCATGAAAGAGGCGAAGACGCTCAATTTTCCGGTGCCGTCATGAGCGACGATCTCGTCTTCGCCATCGAAGGCATTACCAGCCTTGCGGATGTCAAAAAGATCTCACCGGCCATCGAACGGAATATCCGTTTTACGGTGAACAAGGGGGCGGACAAGGCGCGCACCCTGTCTGCCGGTGAGATCCAAAACCAAGTCAATTTCCCCGCAAGTTACTTGCGCGGTGACAAACGCCTTGCAGTCACCAAGCGCGCTCAGGGAAACAATCTTGAGGCGGAGATTACGGGACGCAGGCGTCCGACTTCTTTGGCGAGGTTCATTGTAGGAGGAACTTCAAAGCGAGGCGGTGTCAGCGTTAGCGTGCAGCCGGGGTCGTCAGCGACGATCAAGCGCGGCTTCATCCTAAAGCTGAGATCAGGGACAGCGTCACTTGACCAAGCCTCAAACCGGGGACTGGCGATTAGGCTGAAGCCGGGGGAGAAACCGAGCAGAGCATACAAGCCGTTCAAGATTGGGGATGGCTTGTACCTGCTTTATGGCCCCTCGGTCGATCAGGTCTTCAAGACCGTTCGGCAGGATGTCCAGGGCGATGTTCTCGATTTCATGGAAAACGAGTTTCTACGACTGATGGAGTCAAGCCTATGACCGATGTATCGGGCCTCGTAGCCCCGTTCAGATTAGAGATCCAGAAGCGACTCACAACCCTATGCCAAGGGATCGTTCTAGTTGACCCTTTTGAGCCGAATGCACTCAGTGATGCGGTCTTTCGGGGGCGGCTGGTCTTCGATGACAATGACCCCTTGCCCATGATCTCCATCATTGAACCGCCTATCCCCGAGAAGAGCCCTGAAGAGCGGAATGATCGCGGAAAGCATATCAGCAACTATGATCTCGTCATTCAGGGTTTCGCTGATGACGACAAGCGGAATCCCTCGGACGCGCTTCACTACCTAATGGCGGAAGTCAAGAAAGCTCTGGTCGCGGAGAAGCTGAAGGACGCCGGTCGGAACATCCTGAGCTTCGGCGGCAACGTGGATCAAATGTTCATCGGGCCGGGGGCCGTCCGCAGTAGCGCAACACCTTCTGAGCTGGCCTTCTTCTGGCTCACCCTGAGTCTGCGGATCGTTGAGGATTTGCAGAACCCTTACGCCTATTAGGTCTGGTGAAAGGGTCAAGTTTATGTTAACAGGTCAATTATAAATTGACTATCGGTAAGAGAGAGGATGCACCATGCCGTCTACGGACTACCAGCCCAATTACACCCTCGGTCGTGGGGAACTCTGGTTTGCGGACTTCGTGTCAGGAACTCGTGAACCGGGCGGCTACCGCTATATCGGGAACACTCCCGAATTCAATGCCACCGTCGAGAACGAAGAGCTGCCGCACTACAACTCGGATCATGGTATCCGCGAAAAGGACGAGTCTATCTCTTTGCAGACGGACCGCTCGGCAACCTTCATCACCGATCACATCTCGCCGGAAAACATTGCGCTCTTCTTCCTCGGCTCTTCCGCGCTGACCACCATCGTTGCGGCCACCGTTGATGATGAAGAAATCGACGGTGTGATCCCCGGCCTGTCCTACTCCCTCGGCCAAACCCCGGCGAACCCGCTCGGCGCAGGTCTGTTGGAAGCTTACACCCCTGGCACGGCCAACATCATCGTGACCAACGAAGCCGGTGACACAACCTACGTCGAAGACACCGACTACAAGATCACCATGACCCTGGGCTTCCTGGAAGTCCTGAGCGGCGGAAGCATCGCCTCGGGCTCCAAGATCAAGGTTTCCTACAAGATCGCCAGCGGCAGTCAGACCCGCATCATCTCGGGCTCTCAGCCTATCGAAGGTTCGATGAAGTTCATCGCAGACAATCCGGCAGGCAAAAACCGGGATTGGCTGATGCCGTGGGTGAAGCTCACGCCGAACGGTGACTTCGCGCTCAAGGGCGACGAATGGCAGGAAATCCCGTTCAGCGTCGAAATCCTCAAGGGCGCGAACAAGCAGGCGATCTACATCACCGACCGGGTCACCGCCTCGTAACTAACCCTGCAAACAAAATAGGAGAACACCACCAATGTCCCTCAAAGACTATTTGGTTCGAAAAGAAGAGATCCCCCTCGGTGGCGGCAATAGCATGCAAGTCCGAGGGCTCTCCGCTATCGATATCGGCCTGATCGTCGCACGCCATCGTGACGCGATTACTCAACTCGTCGGCCAAGCTGCCGACGTTACCCAGGGCGGCAAAATCGGGAACATGGACGTTCTGATTGATGTCGCCATGACTCAGTTTCCCGAGCTTGTCGCGGAGGTCATTTGCACCGCAGCGGACGAACCGGAAGCCCACGCCGAGGCGATGAAGCTCACCCTGCCCATTCAGCTTGAGGCTGTCTACATGATCGGCAACCTAACCTTCGAGGCTGAGGGTGGGCCAAAAAAGACGGTGGAGACTCTAATCAAGGTTCTCAACGGCCTCTCCGGGACCATGAAAAGCTTGAAAAGCTAGACGACTGGATTCGGGATCTCAGGAGGCAAGTTAGTTACCTCATTTCCAAGGGGCACACTAACGCTCACATGTATCCCGTAGGTGTCGTCTGGGTTGAAGCTGGTTGGGCGGCAATTCATGACAATCGCGCCGAAGCGACCCGCGCCACTTTGCTTCAATTAGCAGTCTCTTCCGTTCTCAGTAAGAAGGCGCAAAAGCAGTTCAACAAACAAGTCAAAAAGCTGGCAGGCGACTAGATCGCCTGTCTACTTTTACGTATAGTATCACTAATTAATTGACTATTGAGGGCGCATCAGGATGGCCGATAAGGACGTAAGACTTATAATCCGCGCGAAGGATGCGGCCAGTAAAACCCTTGATCAGATCACGTCCAGCATAGACGAGTTCAACAAGTCCGCCTCTAAGGTGGACAGCACGGCAGGGAAGGCCGGTTCGGTCCTGTCGCAGTTGGGCGATGAGTTCGAAACGCTCAGCCGCGAAATCAAGAACATCTCCGGGCTTAACAAGGTCGCATCCGATCTGGGAAAGATGGAAGGCGCTATCGGTCGCCTGGAAGGATCGCTCGCTAAGTCGGCTGGTAAGTTCAAAGAGCTGACCGCAGATGTTGCGAAGGCCGACGCCGCCACGTCGAAACTCCGCACTCAAAGCGAAGAGCTGAGTAAGTCCCTCGAAGGCCAGAAGGAACGCACAGCGGCTCTCCGCAAGGAACGCGCCCAGGCTAATGCGGAGCTTCGAAAGGCCGAGTCTGCATACGCCAGTGTCCAGAAGCAAATTGCTCGACAGGGCGGGAACGGCGGTCGGGCGGCTCAGTCTGCCGACGCCATCTTCTCAGCCAATGTGGACGCCGCCCGTGCCGCTGCCCAAAAGGCATCGCAGGCATATGACGATCAGAAGAATTCCCAGGAGAGCGTTCGGGACAGCCTGAAGAAGCTCAACGCTGAGCTGAAGGAAGCCGAACGCGGTCAGGCGAACCTTACTAAGGAACTCGAAAGAACCTCTGCCGCGACCAAGGAGTCTGAGGCTGAACTTTCGAAGGCCCGAGCCGAGCTTGATCAGCTTCAGTCGTCCGCAAAGAAAGCCGGTGCGGCCATCGGTCAGACCAGCCTTGAGCAAGACAAGCTGTCGAAAGCGTCCGAGGAAGTCGCTGCCGATCTGAATCGAGTCCAGGACGAAATGAAGGCGATGGAGCGCTTTTCTACCGGCTTGGGTGGATTTGCCGATCCGAAGACAGCCGCAGCAATCCGTCAGCAGCGAGCGGAGGTTGAAAAGGCTCGGCAGGAATGGAAACTGCTTGAGGCTCAGACGAACCGCCTGAGAGCGGCCATGAATGGCACTCAGGGGCCAACACGGGCGGCGAGTGATGCACTACGGGATTCCGCATCGGCATCCCGTCAGGCACGTCTTGAGTATGAGCGGCAGCTTGCCACGCTTCAGAAATTCCCCGCAGCGGTCCAGAACACCACCGGCCTTCGCGGGATCTTCAAGCCGTTCTATGGAGAGTCCCGGCAAGCCCTATCCCTGGCGCAGCGTCTCAGGGGTGAAATCCTGTCCCTCGCCACGGCGTATGCGGGGCTCTACGGCACGATCCAGAACGTCGGCGGGGTGATCACCGCATACCAAACCCTTGAAGCCGCACAGAACCGCCTCGGGTCGATTTTCGGTCAGAACGAAGAGGCTGTCGGCAAGGAATTGGCTTTTCTTGAGAGACAGGCGAAACGCCTCGGGATCTCATTTCAGACTCTTGCCGGTGACTATTCGAAATTCGCTGTCGCTGCATCGTCCGCCAACCTGGAAACCGAAGCGACACGGAAAGTCTTTCTGTCGGTCGCTGAAGCCGGTCGAGTGAACAAACTCACGACCGACCAGATGAGCCGAACCTTCAAGGCTCTTGAGCAAATCCTCTCAAAAGGAAAGTTCACCGCAGAAGAAGTCAGACAGCAGCTCGGTGAAGCGCTTCCTGGTGCCTTCTTCATTCTGGCCGACGCCATCGGGGTCAGTGGTGCTGAGCTGGACAAGCTTCTTGCGGAAGGCAAGGTCTTTGCTACCCAGACCAACATGCTCAAGTTCGCGGACGCTCTCAATGCGCGTTTCGGTGACCAGCTTGCAAAGTCTCTAACCTCGACCACAACCAACCTCGGGCGTTTCCAGGACGCGCTTTATCAGGCTCAGTTACGGGTCGCTGAAGGCGGTTTTATCGAGGGACTGAACGAAGCTCTGGAAGAACTCGACAAGTGGTTCCGGTCGCGGGAAGGCCGTGACTTCTTCCTGTCGATTGGTGCCGCCCTCGGCAACTTCGCAAAGGCCCTGGCGCAGGTTCCGCCGTACATTGATGTGATCATCCTCGGCGTCAAAGCCCTGGTCGCTCTGAAGGTCGCAAGTTGGATCACGGAAAACGTAACTAAGTTTCGTGAACTCAGGGTGTCGGCGCGGGACGTTCAATTGGCATTCGACGGGGTCGGCTCACGGACTACCGGTCTTAGAACAGCTTTCACGAGCCTTCGCTCAAGCATCGTCGGTAGCCGAACATCGCTGACGGCTTATCGCGCCACGTTGATGTCTACCGTCAGCAGCCTATCCCTTGCGCAGGTTAGGGCTAGCGCGTTTCGCGGATCGCTCATTGCCCTTCGGGCTGGTCTTGCCGGTGCTGCCACTGTCGCGCGGGCCTTTTGGGTCGCCCTCGGTGGACCGATCGGACTCATCATCACGGGCCTGACGTTCATTACCGGTGAGCTGCTTGGCAGTTGGGCTGCGGGCGTGGATGACAGCACGCGGGCGCTCGATGAGCACAGCCGTATCCTTCAGAGCGTTGTCGGCGCCTATGAGGAATTGGGAGACAAGACTGAGGATTGGGCGGACTCAATCAAGGATGTCACCCTTGATCAGGCGAACGCCAATGTCCGTGAGTTGCGGAAAGAACTTGATAAGGCCGTCAACGCCGTTGCCGCGAAAAACATCGCAACTTTCGGCACACTCTTCGATGACGATGCGATTGCTATCCGACGTTTGCAAGACGAGCTAGGTCGCGGCGAAATCTCCGCCAAGAAGTTCGTTAAGGCAGTCGAAGAGATTTACGACGCCACGGACAATGATGCTGTGCGTGACGTTGCCGAAGAGGTTCTTGCTCTCGGGCGTAATGCCGAGCGTATGGCAACGCATCTTGGTGAGGGGGCACTCGCTGCCATCTCCAAGGGCAGCGCAATGGAGGGCCTTGAAGAAATTGTAGCCGAGACAGGAGTCACGCTTGAGGGGCTAACTAAAGCGAGTGACGAGGTCAGTGACAGCTTCAGCAAGGCCGAAACGTCGGCGCAGGACTACGGCGAAACTCTCAACAAAATCAAAGAATTCATCCCTGAGCTTGCGGATGAGATGAAGAAGCTCAAGGAACTCGGGAAGCTCGATGAGATCATTCAGGCCGGGGGTGTTCCGAAGACCGTCGCTGAGCTGAAAGAGGCGATGGAGCTGATCGGTCGGGCTCGTCAGGCCATCAACGATCAGTACACGAACTACGAGGCGGTCTACACGTCTCAGCGCGGCACGGATACCGGCAAGCGCAACGAAGAACTTGTCCGCAGCACCGTCAAGCTCGCTGAACAGCTCGGGGTCAGCGCAAAAGACCTTCTGACGGTTTTCTCCTACGAGACTGCCGGAACCTTTGATCCTGACAAACGGGGGCAGGTGACGCAGCACGGCTTGCACCAGGGACTAATTCAGTTCGGCCAGCCCCAGGCGGCACGGTTTGGCTACACCCCAGGTCAGCCTATCGAAGAGCAGATGAAGGCGGTTGGGAAATACCTGACCGATGCAGGCGTTCGGGCGGGCGACGGCCTCTTGCAGATCTACGCCGCTGTCAATGCCGGTGACGTGAATAAGGTCAACGCCAGCGATGCTAACAACGGCGGCGCCCCTGGTACGGTCCTCGACAAAGTCAATAATCAGATGGGCGGCCACCAAAAAAAGGCGGAGGGCCTTCTCGCCGCTTACGGTGGAACCGTAGAAGAAGCAAAGAAGCTCGTCGCTGAAGAGAAGAAGCTCAACGAAGAAAAGGAACGTGGGCGACAGGCGACCGCCGACACTATCGCGGACAAAGAATTCGAGATCGCCCAACAGGGACTCCTCGAAGCCGGAAAGGGGCGGCAGGCAGCGATTGAAGAAGCAATCCGCGCCGCTCGTGCCGAGAATAAGAATATCTCCGAAGAGGAAGTTCAGCGCATCGCTGAGCTGACAGGTAAGCTTTACGATCAGCAAAACCGCCTTGAGGGCGTGAAGGCCGCTGAAGCCGAGGTGAACCGGCTTTACGAGCTTCGGCGCAACCTCATGGAGCAAATTGAGTATTACACCGGTCAGGGTGACACCACTCGGGCAAACCAGCTCAAGGAACAGCTCAACGGCGTCAACACTGAACTCGATGGGGCGATCCAGAAAGCCATTGCCATGTGGCAGGCTATCGGCGGTCCTGAAGCCGATGCGGCCATTGCAAAGCTCAATTCCACCAAGATCCAGCTCGCAGACCTCGGCAACACGGCCTTCGTGACTGGCGAGCAAATGAACCAGTCGCTTGCCAGCGGTCTAACTAACGCACTCGACAGGTTTGCCCAGGCGGTTGCGAACGGCGAGAACGTCCTTGGATCTCTCCGGGATGCCTTCCTTCAGTTCGCCTCGGAATTCCTCATCGAGATTGGCAAGATGATCGTGCAGCAAGCCTTGCTGAATGCTCTTCAGGCCGGTGGTGGTGCCGGTGGTGGTGTTGGTGGTTTCCTGGCGACCGCAATCACATCGATCTTCCATGATGGAACGTCCTCGGTTGGATCTGGGCCGACCGTGACCCGATCTGCCCCCGTCTCCTGGTTCAACAACGCTAAGCGGTATCACGGTGGCGGTATTGCCGGTCTGAAGCCCGGTGAGGTTCCGGCCATCTTGGAAGAGGGGGAGGTTGTCGATCCAGGTGACGGCTCCATCGCCTCGAAGGTCTTCGGTGGCCTGGGCGGCGGCGACAAGCAGTCGAAGCAGCCGATGAATGTCAGGATCGTCAACGCCTTCGATAGCGGGTCGGTGGTCAGCGAGGGACTCGCAACCCCGTCAGGCGAACAAACCCTTCTCAACGTCGTCAAGGAAAACCCTTCCGGGTTCCGCTCAGCTTTGGGTATCGACTGATGATCATCAGCACAAAAAACGTTCGCGCGAGTGGGGACCAAATTCTACCGATGCGCATCAATTGGGATGACGGGTATCGGGATAGCTACGTCTTCAAAACTGACGTGATCACGTCACACACTGGCCGTGAGCAACGCCGAGCTGTCCGCAACCGCCCGCGCCGTGAAATCGAATTGTCGGCCACCTTTGACCGGGAGATTAAATGGCTTCTCGACAATCACATGGCGAAGTTCCAGCACGCCAGAACACTTGTCCCTGACATCTCGAAACCGCTGGTCACAGTCAGTGACCTTGGGATTGGGAACCAATCTTGCAGCTACATTGGCGATGCATTTTGGCTTTCTGCCGGTCGCCGGGTTTTGCTCGTAAATCGCGATCTCATCGAGACGCGGACGGTTAGCGGTTTCACGACCACCACAATCCTGTTTACGGAAGACGACGGCCTGTTTGAGTTTCCGGCAGGCACGCGCATTTTCCCGGCTTCGGCGGGGCGCCTGGACCTCGAATTTGATGCCAACCGGTTAGTGTCGAGCGTTGCCGCCAGTAAAGTTAGTTTCCAGGTGGAACCAGGAGGCGAAAGCTATGACCAGGGCACGCCTTATGAACTCCTGGGCGAGCGTGAATTCTTCACTCAGCGGCATAACTACGCTGACAGCCTCGGTGTGACTTATGCGCAGGCCCGTGATGACGTGGACATGGGCTTCGGTCGAATTCAGCACTATCTCCCGCAGGCGTTTTCGAGGCGAAATATTCGGATCCAACTCCTAGCCTCATCGTCCGCTGAAATCGGTGAGATTGTGAGCTTCTTCCATCGGATGAAAGGTCGTGTCGGGGAATTCTTCATGCCGACATGGGAGCAAGATGTTGTCTTCTCTTCCATGCCGGGGAACGGTCGCTTCATCGTCGTTGATGGGCAGAGCTTCGGACATTCATTCAAAGACAGCACGGTTTTTCGTCGCCTCATGGTGATCATGAAAGACGGAACGCGGATTCAGCTCGAAGTCGATTTCATCGAGATCCTGACGGACACGAACTCGACGGTCATTTGGCTCAAAGAGGATCTTCCGCCGCTGTTGTTCAATGACACGACCGTAGACCGGATCTGTTGGGTTCTCTTGTGCCGGTTCGCCAGTGATCGGATCGACGTTGATTATCAGGCGAACTCCGTCGCGAACATCGCCCCGACCATCACCACCTTGGAGAACTTCGATCTGTAGGCTTGCCTCGCCTAAAGTCAAGTGTTAATGGTCTAGTCAAGTAAAACTTGAAAAGGTTTCTGCCTATGCCATTCCAGCAGATCGAAGAGAGCCGCTTCCAAGGGGTTCCCGTCGAGCTTTACGAGTTCCGGTACGGGACCGGGGAAACTGCGGTCCTGAGATACACCAACGCTGACGAGGACATCAGCTTCGAAGGCGTTGAGTGGAAGGCTATCCCGATCAACCGGCAAGCCTACAAATCCTCTGGCAAGGTCGAGAAATCGTCTGTCACGATCACGGTTCCGGTAGACGAGGATCTTTCCTTGCTCTTCACCGACTTCCCGCCGACGCAGGAAGTTTCGGTGATCATCCGATCCGGTCATTTCCCGGTCGGCCCTGACAACGTTGTTGCGGTCTGGTCTGGCCGCGTCCTGTCCACTGCGAAGAAGGATCGCACCACCGAGTTGAGCTGCGACTCCACGCCGATCCGCCTCAATCGTCCTGGGCTGCGGCGCAATTTCCAGTTCGGTTGCCCCTTCGTGCTTTACGGCCACAAGTGCCTTGCCAGCAAAGCGAACGCCTCGGTCACGTCTTCGGTGGTGAGCATCGATGATGGGAAGCTTTCATTGCAGGCCAATTGGTGGGGGGCAATGCCGGTCGAGAAGTTCGTCAACGGTGTCCTCAGTTGGGACTCCGATAAGGGGCGGGAGCATCGGACGATCCGCGCCGTCGATGCGGGCGGGGCCATCACGTTCATCGGCCCATTGAGAGACATTGATGTCGGTACGGCAGTCTCTATCGCCCTTGGTTGCAATCACCAAATGAGCGACTGCGAAAACCTTCACAACAACATTCAGAACTTCGGCGGGCAACCTTGGATACCGACCAAGAACCCCTTCAAGTATCATCCTTTCTGGTGAGGTAATCTATGTGGGTACAGCTCATCCTCGGCCTTGCGCTGATGATCATCGGCTACATTTTGCAGCCGAAACCCAAAGCCCAAAAACCCGCCGCAGCGACCGACCTCGAAGGGCCGACAGCGGAAGCCGGTCGTCCGGTTCCGGTGCCTTTCGGGGACATAACAATGGTTGGCGGCAACTACCTCTGGCATGGCGACAAAGAGATGCGCAAGCGCACCGAACGTGTGGGCGGCAAGAAATGAGCAGGCGCAAGGTCACCATTCAGGACGTTCACGCATGCGGCTACTGCGTCGCCGGAATACGCGACTGGTTCAAAGCCCATGACAAAAGCTTCATGGACTTCTGCCGAAACGGTATGGATCAAGACGAGCTTGAGAAAATGAATGACGCCATGGGGAACAGCGTCTTGAAATACATGCGGGAGCAAGACAATGGGCATTAAGAAGAAGGGTCAAACAAAGAATTGGGTCGATTATCACTTGTCGCAGCATATCGGGTACTGCCATAGCCCGATTGATAGCCTCATGGCGATTTTCATGAAAAACAAGTTGGTATGGCGAGGTAACGTCACCGACAACGGCTATTTCGACATCGACCGGAAAGACCTCTTCGGGGGAAATGAGAGGGAGGGGGGAGTCGCCGGTCGGGTCCACGTCCTGACGGGCAAAAGCGATCAGGTCGTACCTGAGACTTTTGCGCAGCGCCTCGGTCGGACTGCGGCAACGATGCCCGGTTTCAGGGGTATCTTCTCGCTCTTGCTTCTGGGTGGCCCTACAAGCGGCAGAAAAGGCTTCCTGGTAAGCTCAAACTACCCTTCGGTGTCCAACGTCGATGTCCGCATCCGCCGAGGCTCAAGGACGCTCAGTTCCCCATATGCTGTCATCCGATATGAGCCCGCCCGAAAGGCCGGTGAAAGCGATGGTGATTATGATTTTCGGTGCCGCAACGATACCAACCCGGCTCATCTGATTCACGAGTGTCTTGTTAATGAGGATTGGGGGATGGGGGGATCTCCTAACCTCATCAACGCAAGCTCTTTCGTCGCCGCCGCTGAAACCCTCTACAATGAGAAATTCGGCCTATCCATGCTTTGGATGCGGCAGGAGACTATCAAGGCATTCATCCAAGAGATTTTGGATCACATTCAGGCTCTTTTGTATTTCAATCCGAAGAGCGGACTCCTCGAAATCAAACTGCTTCGGGACGACTACGAGAAAGACAATCTCGATGAAATCGGCCCGGATAACGCCCGCCTCGAAAACTTTCGGCGCCAGCTCTGGGGGGAGACTGTCAATGAGATTGTCGTTTCCTGGACGAACCCGGCGACTGAGGAAAGCGAGACTGTCACCTACCAGGATCTTGCAAACATCGCCATGCAAGGCGAAGTCGTCTCGGAGTCCAGGGACTACTACGGTATCAGAAATGCGAGCCTAGCGGCCTTCGTTGCTGCCCGTGATATTCGCTCTTCAGCAATCCCTCTTGCTTCCGCCGTCGTCTATCTCAATCGCCAGTTTTGGGACATTCTTCCAGGCGAAGTTTATTTTTTCACATGGCCCGAGCATGGCATCGAAAAGGTGATCATGCGCGTGATGGACGTTGATTACGGCAAGCCTGACAGCGCCGAGATGAAAGTAACTTTACTCGAAGATGTCTTCGGCATTTCTGTTGCTGAGTTTGTCCCCCCGGAAGAGCCGCCAATCACTGAATGGGAAGACCCTGAGCACGACCCTAACGGGTCCGACCCGGATTACACAGACCTCGACGCAATCTTCAGTTCAGCGCCGCCGACCGTCATTCAGCAGATCACGGGTGCCGATCAGGTCAGCGACGACCAATACCCGACCATCGTTCCGCTCTCCATCGTCAGTCGAAAGACCGCGCAGACGGATCTTCAGTCCTATGTGAAACACCGCCGCATGACGATCCAGACGGGCGCGCAAGAATTCCTTTCTGTTGGTGAGAAGGTGCTTGTTGCTTCAACTGTCCTCGAAGCCCCATTGCCGAGGGAAGTTACCAGCGACATTCTTGCCGGTGAGATCTTCGAATTCGGTGACGGTCCCGAGGTCGGCGGGCTCGGTGTGATCGGTGGTGGTGTCGAATATGATCACGAGATCATCATGGTGCTGGAAGACCTGGGCAACGGCCTTTTCCGGTGTGCCCGTGGCGTCTATGACACCGTGCCCCGTGCTTGGTCAGTCGGTCAGCGAATTCATTGGATGGGTGTCGGCTACAATGGCTATGACACAAGCGGCGCCATCGCTGACACCATCCTTCAATACAAGCTTCAGGCTCGCACTTCTGTCGGGCTCACTGACCTGGATTTGGTTCCTCAGAAGACCACGCAGCATCCGCCACGTCCGTACATGCCGTACCGACCGGCGAATGTGCAAATGGACGGGGTTCTGTTTGCGGATCGGGATCAAACTGAAAACTATGAACCGCGCGTCTGGACCATCGAATACACGTGGTCGCATCGGAACCGGTTGACCGAGGACTCGGTTTATCGCGCCTGGAATGAAGCGAGCGTTCCGATGGAGACAGGGCAGGCGGTTAACGCCTATGTCACGCTGGCGCCGGTCGATCTCAATCCGAATGAGGGCGAGGACAAGTACCCCCTCAATCCTGCTTTCGGTGACAACGTACTCGCTTCAAAGCTCAGTAGCTCGGACGTGTCGTTCACGCTCGACCTATTCCAGACCCGGCGTTACCTGGATCTCTATTTCAACGCGATCAGTGAACGTGACGGTTTCATTTCACTCCAAGCCGATCAGCTAACCGAGAAGATGTATCCGAAGGGCTTCGGCTCTGACTTCGGATATTTCTGGGGCGGCTGGCCTAGCGAATAAGGACAAATCAAATGGTGCAGCATTTAGGCCCGGTGCAGTTTTTCCAGGTGACTCCACATAGTCACAATTGGGGTGACTCGTACAACAAACACTTGATCCAAATGAGCGTGCTCGCCCATGGTGCGGCAGAGAGCCGAACGACCGCGATCCCGGCGACCGGCACGGATAAACAGATCCTCATCGATCCCGCGACTGACCGGGTCTACGCTTGGTATGATGGCGAGTGGTACACCTTGGACCCTGTTCCGGGGATGCAGCTTTTCATCCGAGACACGCAAGAGATAGCTCTGTTCGATGAAACGTCTCAATGGGTGACAGCGTTGTCTCTCCCGCTGCCTGACAAAGCGGTCCCTCGGGAGCTGTCGTTCCATGCCCCCGGCGATCTCAGGGATAACAGCGCGGTGTTCTTTCGCTACGCGGCGTCGATGGAATTCACCGTCCTTGCCGGTGCCCCGTCCTCAAGCGCCTTCCTGGATACCGCACCCTCGGCAGATGTCGTTTTCTCCATGAAGCGCAATGGGCAGGAAGTCGGCACGATTACATTCCTGTCGGGATCGACGGAAGGGACGTTCGCTGTACCGGGTGACTTCTCTGTGATGCCAACAGCAGTTGAAGGGGCATACGCCAGGGCTCAGGAGTTCCTTATCACCGGCCCGGTGAGCGTTGCCGGGGCGCAAGGGCTGACGGTTACCCTTGCTGGCGTTGAGAGGGCTTTGGTCTGATGGCTGAGCTTTTCGAAAACGTTCCGCGAGAATACGGGAGCATCGTCCGCCAGGATTCTAGCTTCGAGCTTAGATATCCTTATCGGGCAGGTTGGCAGGCCGGTGAGCATCTTTGGGATTGGGATTCCAATCGAATGTTCCTTTGGCTCGACATTATTTATCGTCAGGTCAAGCGTGTCGATTGGCGCGTTTTCCCTGCCGTCGATTTGCCGAGGGATGATGCCTATAGCGTGATCGATATGGACGACAGCGGGACGATCAAACTTTATTCGCCCGGTGAAACATACGTGTTCTACCCGTTCGTTGGTCAGATGGTCTATGTCGAGGCGTCCAGGACCATCGTCCTCTTCGACGGCACAAGTTGGTTGCTGGTCGCCCGGTTCCCGCCGCTTGATCCGAGCGTCGAGATTGCCTTCATGATTTCCGACCCCAGACCGACCGAGACGCTCGCCGCCCATGTCGTGACAAAGCCGTTCAGGCTCTTCGCGGATGTCAAATGGCATCGAACGCGCGGCATACCGGACCAGTCGCCTTTCCCAATCTTCAAGAACACCAGTCAAATCGGATGGGCAATGAACGACGCGGACGCACCTAGCGGTTTCGTTCAGTTGTCGGCGGACACTGATTTTGCCCAGGGTGACAAGCTAGTCATCAAAGGCCCTTTCCGTGTCGCCGGAGCCCGTTGTGTTTCCATCACGCTTATCGGACAGACCCTATGACCTATTACACAGTCGAACCGCTTCAGACCAAGCCGTACATCAACATCAATCTTCAATCCAACAACGGGACACCGGCACAGGCCGTGGATCTTGACCGACCGCTTATTTCACCGGTCGTTGAATTCGCCTTCTCGCCATCTCTGAATCAGGTCGCCATCGCCTATGACATGCGTGCCGGTCAGGTGGAAGGGTTGAGCGATCCGAATGATGTTCACCCCCAGGGCGGTATTCGGGTGTTCTCGGATGATGATCGCTATTTGCTTTTCGGCGGAACCGCGACCGAGCAATGTAAGCTCTACATCGGCGCCGGTCCAACCTACGTCCACGAGACGACAACGGTCCTGCCGACCGCGCCGGTATTCATCCCTCATGCGACGTTCTTCAATCAGAACCAGGCCCTAGCAACCGTTGAAACTGACGACGACACGAAGTTGCGCATTTACGTGCTCAGTGGGAATGGGTTCGCCCTCGCTCAGACTCTCACGCCTGATGGCAGTTCGATCACGAAGGTTCGGCGGCTGAGCGAAAGTAACTTGCTACAGGTCGTGACGAGCGCTTCAACCGTGCTGTACGCGGTCCCGGCAATGACTCCGGTTACTGTGCCGAGCGGGTCGATCCTGGATACATCGGAAGACGGGTCGCTGTTGCTGATCGATCCAGGTGCGGGGCAGAGTGTTGAACTCTATGAGGATCAAGCGGGAAGTTGGGTGTTCGCGCAGGCGATCCCAAACAGCGACTTCACGAAGACATACGGTTCAATCGCTCCCGACAATGCCGTCATCACAATCCACGGGGCCGATGCTTCCGCGACAGACAAAGTTACGCGGGTCTATGGTCACTACGGCGACTTCGTGTGGACGGAAATAACGTCTCACGGGGACACGTTGACCGGAGCTTTCACGATGCCAGCTCCCCAATATTCAGATGATGCATCGGTCATGGCGATTCAAACCATCGGCATCCCCGCCGAAACTACATTCGACCTGTTCGAACGTCGGCAGGTTGAAGCATCGCCAGCGGGACTTGAATACGGACATAACGTCAACAACACCAACGCGATGGCTCTTTCGGATGATGGTGAGTACATCGCGGCTGACCAGCTCGGCTTGCGGATCTATAGGCTTAGCGGCGGCGTCTGGTCGATTTCCCAGGACTTGACCACAATCGGTAACTTCCTTTCGCTCAAGTTCACAGATGACGGGGCATACCTGATCGGGGTCAAGTCTGCCGCGCCGCGACTGATCGTTTTCGAGAAGAACGGCAGCGGTGATTACGTGCAGATGACTAACGCCGTGGTGCAACCAGCAACCGCGTCTTTCCTCGCTGGAATTGTCCCCGGAGAACATCGATTTTTCACATTCACTTCGGGCGGGGCACCAATAGCTTACGAGATAGTCGGCGGGGTTGTTCAAGAAGATACTAGCGTCAACTTCAACGGCTTCAGCCTCGGCCCGAGGGCGGTGTTCTCACCCGATGGTCAAACCTATCTCAGCAGTCCCGCGATCTCGGGTACAGGGGTCAAGGGCATCGATCTCTACCATTTCTCAGGAACCCAATTCGTTGAGATCACGACCGTTGACGTTTATCCACCAAAGCCCGTCAGGAGTGTCGAATTTTCATCAGACGGCAATCACTTTTTCGTCCTCTATAACGACAGCACAAGCGGTAATGAATCCTACCTCTACATCTACAAGAAGGTCGCGCTGAACACGTATCAGAAGGTCGGTGAAGAGCTATTGCAGGGGTATTTGTCCGACTTCTTGGTTGGGAATTGGATGAGCTTCAACGGGCAGTCAAACCACCTTGTTGTTGGCGGTACGGCGTCCTCTGGTAGCACATTGATCACCTTCCGCATGGACAACGATACGCTCACACAGATAGCGGCATTTTCGTCAGTGAACACTTCCGCCGTCAACGTGGTCGATTTCTCGGCAACGGGCTCCCGCCTCGCAGTCTGCGGCAACGCTGGAATCGAGTCGTTCGAATGGGTGACTAAGCCGCTCGCAAGCACCTACATCAGGACACTCACGGTTGTCGGGGAATTGGATACCCTGGCACCAGACGGTGAGCTTGTCCACTACAGTAACCCAGGGAACGTCCATGCATATACCGACGACCTGACCCCATTGACGGGGCTCACTTTCGAGCCGGACTTCCCTGCATCTCAGGTGAGCGAAGTTCAATATAGCGGCAATCAAGTGACATGGTCCGTTGGTGGCGTCCTACAGTTTGCGACCATCGGCGCAGATGGCGGCTATTCGAAGCTTGAAAACCTGGAAGGGACATTCATCAGTCTCTATCGGCTGAACGGAACCACACTCGAAGAAAAGGGATACATCGCTCACGAGAAAGACGTTTCCATCGAGTACATGAAGTTTTCGAAAACGCCGGTCGCCTTCACCTATGTTGCCAAAGACGCGGTGAACGGGAATTCGCGCCGGGTCTACGATGTTTTTCAAGATCGCATTGTGCTGAAGGGGGTCGAGTTCTCGGACCAGATGGTAAATTCCTTCGCGGCGTTCTCTCCCGCCGAAACTTACTTTGTCGCCACCTATGACAAAGCCGTTCTTGACAGTGATATCAAGCTCTACAAGTTCGACGGAAATCTGAACTACACAGAAGTTGATAGCGCCCTGGTCGATTTCGGCCCGGTTGCGTTTTCCTCATGTGAAGACGTGATCGTTGGTCACGGCGGGGCGGTAAAACCATTCACAGCCTACAAACGCATCGGTGACGAGATCCAGGAGCGTTCCTACGGCGACGACATGACATGGGCGAACGGGGTCATCCTGGATATCGAATTCGGGTCAACCTGTGACAACCTGATTGTTCTTGTGCCTGACAACGTGATCCCGGTGAACGAAGACGTTGACGGCGAACCGACTGAAGGCGAGGGGATGCCGGTCGATGACATGCCCGTTGATCGCCCCGACATTCAGCCTGGGGACGATGATGACTTTGGAATCGGTGGTGGTGGCGGGTCCGGTACATCCCCCGGTGGAACTCATACTCCTGGCGGGGAAGTCTTCCCTAAAGAGTACATCCCATATGTGGCGATAAACGTCGCCTATCGAGGTCAACCGCGTTGAAAATGTCAAGTTTTTATTGTAAAGACAATCATAGATTGACCATATAGGAGCTGAGAATGGCACTTTCGATCACCAAAGCAATGGCAATTGCCGCTTGCGATTTCCTCAACGCATACCTCGACGCGGGTGCCGCAAATGGCACTCTCACGGTGTTCAACGGCACACGTCCCGCCGATCTGGAAACCGCGATCAGCGGGCAAACCCCGCTCGTAACCTTTGATTTCGCTGACCCGGCATTCCAGGCCGCAGTTGATGCGAGCGGCGGCGGTCACGCGACTGCGAACGCGATCACGTCTGTCACCGCTGCCAACACAGGTGAAGCAACGTTCTTCCGCGCGTTCGACAGCGACGGCAATCCGGTCATGGACGGATCGGTTTCCAACACTGGCGGCTCGGGCGACCTGAAGCTGTCGTCCACGTCCATTGTCTCGGGCATTGATGTGACGGTCGTATCTTTGACCATCACCATGCCCGCTTCGGCATAAATCGCGCCAGCCTAAAACAGCACAAAGACGGAGTCGGAAGTGGCAGAAGGTAACCCTCATCTTGTCGTTTGGTCACCGAGCACATTGCGCTCATTCGAGCTTGCCGGTTCCGCCTTTGTGCAAATCGGGGCTCAGGCCCTCAGCCCTTACATCAGTACGCCGCCTCATCTTGCATGGATGCGGGACGGCGAATTCTTTGCAGCTCAGTATCCGGGGACCGGTTCCAACACGTGGCGCCTACGAGCTTATTACCCGGACTCCACACCTTCGGATACCGAAGTTTCGATCACGAACGCGATCACGAATATCATCAACTTCAAGCCGGTCTTTTTCAAAAATCAGCCACCGTTGACGTTCACGCCGGTCGGTACGGGAGCCTTCAAGTACCATGAGCTGAGTGAGGTCGGCAGCTTCACTGGACACGCTGGAAGCGCGACCGTTGACACTTCGATCTCGAATGCCGGAACGGTCAACTGTATGGCGGTTTCCCCCGATCTGACTTTGATGTTCCGTGGTGTAGATGCGGTAAATACGAGCCGTGTAAACGTGCGCAATGGGAACGACGCAAACGGAGATCCGTCCTACGGGACTAGCTATGCGATCACGCACAGTGCGCCGATCAAGCTTTGCGCCTGGACGCCTGACAGCCGGTTCGTATTACTCGGAACGGATGCTGCGGACACATTGGTCTTCCGCAGAACGGGTGACAACATGGCCCAGGTTTCCACGATCAGCGAAGTTGGTCTTGTGCCGCGCAGGATCGTTGCCGCGTTTGACAATCGGACAATTGCGATCTCCTACACTGGTGGCGCAACAACCTACCTCACAAAGGTCTACCGGCGCACCGGAAACACCTATGACGAGGTTCAAGAGATCGCCAACCTCGGCAACCTCCTGGACTTCTCTGCGGACGGCAAGATGCTCGTGGATGCCGCTTCAAGGCTGGCCTATCAAATCGACGCTGGCGGGGTCTGGCAGGACGTTTCTGCTACCGTCATGGCGAATATCCCTACAGGTGTAACCTCTCAGGCAGTAAGCCCGCATTTCCTTGCGCCGAAAGGGACGACCTACCTGTATGATGTCGGCCTGCTATACCTCGTGAACAACGGTGTCGATCTCGGTGCCGTCAAATACATGCTTCTCGACAACACCGCGTCATTCGACTCGACGGACGCGACGGTCAACGATGTCACCAATGCCGGTGCTGCCGAGGTCTTCGGTAGCGGTTGGCCTCAAGGTGGTCTTGCCATCCAAAACATCATGCTCGTGTCGAAAGAAAACGGGGCCGCAGCGCTGACGTGTGACCCCTTCGCTCAGGTCATCGTCGGCGGGGATCTCAGCGTCCGCTATGGGCTCATTTATTCCGGCACGACCCCAATCATTTTTGTCGATTTCCAAACCGAACAAACCTTCCTGCAGAACACGGAAGTTAGTTTCGAAACGGGAAGCAATGGCTTCGTCCTCTACAGCGTCTAGGAAGGGTGATCCGTGGCCGAAACAGCAAGCGGAGATCTTCGCTATCCTAGATTAACGGCATCTGGATTTGGCGATTCCGACTTCGAACGTTTCCCGACATACCTCATCGAGCATGTCAGGGTTACGGTTGGGGAAGGGGACTCGACAATCGATTTCTACGAAGGCGTCACCGTCAGGGCTCGCCTCAATCTTCCGGCACTTGGGATGTCGGGAGAGCTATACCAGTTTGACCCCATTGACGCGGACAGGGGACTTCCCATTCGCTTTGACGGCGCGCTTATCTCATTGAGCGACGGCGAAATTGAGGTAACCAACACAGTACCCGATTATCAGTTTGCCTATGGCGATTTATGGTATCCGAAGCTGATCGCGGCGGGACAAGTAAACATCGCAGCACAAGTGTTTGGAGATCTGTCGTATGGTGCCGCGACAGCATCAGGCTCAGGCGGTCCAGACGCTACGCTGACCGGCGAATTGAGTTATGCGGCGCTTGCCCTGAATGGCGAGGCGATCTCACGTGAATACGATCTGGAAGCGGACCTTGCCTTTCCCGCGCTAACGCTTGCAGGGGAACTCAGCGCAGTGATCGGGACGCTCGGAGATCTCAGTTATCCATCGCTGGCCATGTCAGGGCAAGGTGAAATCCAGGTTGTGATTTCAGCGGATATGAGCTTCCCCTTGCTGAAACTCGCTGGCGTCATCGACTCAGGTGCGACCGATCCGATTGACGTGATCGGCGGGCTCCTATTTCCAGCCTTGCGGATGGATGGTGCTGCCAAAGCTCCGATCAGCCTTTCGGCAACCCTGGCCTATCCGTCGCCGGTCTTCGTGGGCTCAGGCCGCGTCCCTCTGAGACTTGACGCGAACATGCGTTACCCCAAGCTCAAGGCGCAAGGATTGGGCGGTACTGACACCGCGATGTACGGTGAGCTGAGTTACCCTGCGCTCGGTCTTATCGGTGAGCTTGGCAACCGGAATTCAGTGAACGCGGAGCTGAGCTATCCGGCCCTCGGCTTTGAAGGGTTTCTGGGAGGGATCGGGAACAACGCAATCGCGTCCCTTCAATATCCAGCGCTTCAGTTGACCGGGGAAGCGATCCTCATCCCGGTAGTCTCGGCTGACATGCTTTTTCCAGCTCTCACGGCTCGGATCATCATTCACCAACACTACAAGACGCGCGGGAGCATGAGCTATCCGGCGCTTCGAGCTTCCGGGCGGATCGACTTCTATCAAACGCTTCGGGGCAGCACGCATTATCCGGCTTTGGTCGTGAATGGAGAATTGGGAATGGCGAACGCGCTTAACGGAACTCTGTCCTATCCCCCGTTCAGGATCGACGGGGAGGCATCCAGCAGCTATCCGGTTCTCGGTGCCCTCGGCTTCCCCGCCATCGTCTTGGCAGGCGAAGCGCAACTAAGTTACCAGATCGAAGGGGGCATGAGGTATCCGTTCATCCAAGGTTCCTCATTCGATCCCAACAACCCCCCGTTCTCGCAGCCCGTGGATGCCAACCTAATCGGTATTGGGTTCGATACTTCTTTCTTCACGGTCGGTGCCGCTGGTGTGCGGTTCCGCATAGGATAAGGATTGGAATATGGCCGCTGAAACCATCGCATACGATCTGAGCAATGAAACTTGGACCAAGATTGCGGATAACAAGACCGTCGTGGCGATCCAACTCGGAGAAACCGGCTCGGCTCACATCCACGTCGGCACCAGTGAGCCGGGTTTGACCGATCCGGCGATCACGATCAGCCGTGGTGTCTCAAGCGGCGCCCCTGAGATGAGTCTCGCCGGTCTTCCTGGCAGCACGGGGGTTTGGGCGATGGGAGATGACGATGAGGGGACCAAAATCACAGTCCTCTCCTACTAGACTGGTACTTTTACCTATCCTTCCGCTGATCGATGGGGACGCAACCTTATATTTCCCTGGTTGAGGGTAGACCAAAAGTCAAGTTTATGGTGTCTTAGCAGCATAAACTTGACTTTAGGGGTTTCCAAATGTTCACCCACATTCAGATGCGGTCGGTCGAAGCGGAAGCGCTGAAACTGTCCGTCGATCCGAACGCCCTCCTTGCGGCGGTTAAGATCGAAAGCAATGGGAAAATCTTCGCTGACGTGGACGGGAAAAACCTTCCCCTCATTCGTTGGGAAGGTCACTACTTCGATCAGCTCGTAGATCCTTCGAAGCGCCAGGAAGCGCGCAAGGCCGGTCTTGCCAATCCGAAGGCCGGGGCAGTCAAAAATCCAAAGAGCCAATCGGCACGGTGGGCATTGCTCAAGCGGGCAATGAAAATTGACCCGGATGCCGCTCGCATGTCGATCTCGATTGGCTTCGGTCAGGTGATGGTCGCCCACTGGAAGAAGCTCGGCTATCAGTCACCGGCACACATGATCGAGATCGCTTGCCTCGGCTTTACCGGTCAGCTCGACCTCATGACCAACTACATCAAGTGGGCGGGTCTGGTCGATGAGCTTCAGCGTTTCGACTGGTCCGGTTTCGCCCGTGGTTACAACGGCCCGAAATACCGGAAGTACGGCTATCACACCAAGCTCAAGAATGCCTACGAGCGCTTTGCTGGAAAATCGTCCCCGGCGTCCGCATCGAGCGGAATGCTTCGCATGGGGTCGGAAGGCGCTCGGGTGCGGGAGCTGCAAAAGCTTCTTGTCAAGCACGGCCACGTCCTGAACATCGACGGCGATTTTGGCCCCGCGACCCGCGATGCCGTCAAGGCATTCCAGGCGGAGAATGGACTCGATTCCGATGGTGTTGTTGGTCCGCGCACTTCGGCGGAGCTGGCAAGCTTCGAAGGGGAGCCGGCGATTCAGTCGGCCGATGTGCCGGCGACGGAAAACCGCGATGTGAAAAGCGGCGTGTTCGGGATGGGGGGCGGTGCTGCTCTGACGGTCGGCGGCGACAAGATCAACGACATTGCCGACAAGCTCTCTGGCACAGGCGTAGGCTCGCTGGAATGGGTTTCCACCGGCATGTACGTCGTTGCCGGTCTTCTCATCCTGGGGGGTGCTTTCTGGGCGATCAGGGGGCACCTGAAGTCCAAGCAGACGTTTGAGGGGATCTGATGAATGAGATCTCCGATTTCCTCTCATACGATCTGCCTTGGTGGTCATGGTCGATCCCGTCTATCGGCGCTGCGGTCGGCCTGTACCTCCTGGCGGCTCGATATCTCGGTTTCCGTAATGCGGCTTATGCTGCGCTTACGGCAATCGCCGTCTTGGCGGTTGCTATCGCTCGCCAGCGGTGGAAGCAACAAGGCTGGTCGGATCGCGGTGAACGCGAAGTCCGCAACGCCGAGAAGCTTCGAAATCGCGCTGAAAGGGCTCGTGATCGCGTCAATGACGATCCTGACGAGCTGTTCCGCGACGACGGGTTCAGGCGTGACTAGCGTCTCCAAAGACGACAGGAAGCAGCTCGAAGCCCTGTGCGGCACGGACGAAAAGGACGGGCTCCTAAAGCCCGTCTCCTGGTCCACCAAAGACACCCCTGAAACCATCCTGGACGCTAAGCGCAACAACGCCGTCTACAAGGATCTCTGCGGCCATAGAAAGAACGCAAAATGAGCGAAGCACCCCTTGAGAACCCGCATCTGTTCATGGAACTCGGTCGCATCAAAACTTTGATCGAAGGTCTTGGAACCCGCCTCGACAATCACGAGCGGCGCACCATTGAGGACGACCGAATGGCCTCGGAGAACCGGGCTAAGGTCTATGAGAAGATCGAAGGCATCGGACAGCGGCAGCTCAAGTTCGAAAGCCTCGCGGAAACCTTGACTCACAAGGTCGAGGCAAATTCGACTGAGTTCAAGTCTTGGCGTGAGAGCATTGACGAAAGGCTCAAGCGTCTGGAAGACAACGATATCGAGCACGCTCGGAAACTTGACGACCATCATGAGCGGATTACTGAGGTCGAACCCGAGGCTGAAATGGTGCGCACGTGGCGCCAGCGCGGTATCGGAATGGGGATTATCGTGATTGCTGGCGGCATATTACTCGGTGGAGCCGCCAGCAATATCGTGAAGGACATTTGGTCCTTCTTGAAGTCTTTATGAGCCTATGTCGCTCCCGAGTGCGTCTAGGAAACCAATTTCCACACCCGTCTTGTCTGCCACGGCGAACAAGGCGGGTAGGATTGATCTTACAACCAGTGCGTCACTCGTCTCCCGAATGTACTCTTTCAGATCGTTATAGTAACGAGCCCCCATTTGTGTGTCGTTTGTCCAATCTCCCGTTGAACACACGTTCCAGTAGTTTACGGCACCAGCTTCCCTGCCGTTCACGAAGCTAAGTTTCTTGCGCCTTAGCAATTTAATATTGACACTCATTACAGACTCTCCAGGTCGAGTACGTGTTTATTGTATTTATTATTGCATTGTTGATATTAACAACCACCTGTGACCGATGGTTGCGGTATTACGTCAGCTTCGCGGGATCATCCTGTAGCAACAGCCGGTAAATGATTTCCACCAACGGGGACTTAAGATTTTCATCAAATCGCCCTCTAATGATATCCGCGTAGTCTTCTTCTCTTTCGATCAGAATTGCGTTCATTCCTTCTGCCCTTGCGGCAGCGCCCGTCGTTCCGCTACCGGCAAAAGGATCAATTACGGTGCTTCCTTTTGGCATAATTAGGCGGATTAACGTGCGTAATAGGGATACAGGCTTTACGGAAGGATGGTTCGAGCCTGCGCGATCCTCTTTAGTAGCTTTTTGCGAGTAAAGGGCGGGTGGAAACATTCCGAAATATTCAGATACGGCCTGACCGACTAGCGAAACGACAGGTTCGGAGCCGTCGTGCATGACGTTGGCAGGCCAGCGTCCAGAATCACCAATGCGACATTCGTCAATGTTGAATGCACCTACTCCGTGTGTAAGTACATTCCCGTATCCGGTCCCTTCGAAGGGCACTTGGCCGATGTAGATTGGCTCAAGTGCCGGTTTCTGAGTTTGTGTTCCGTAGTACCATCCACTCCATTTTGTAGCCTCTGGCACGAATTTAGTGACGGAATGAGCTTTCGGCCAGCCGGTGCCATACAACCAGCCGATAAGCGGATGCATGATGAACCCGGCGTCTTCCATTGCAACCGCTTGGCGATGACCCGTCTTCGGAGACGAGAAGGCGAAGCAGAAACCACCAGGGCGAATAAGCTGTTTCACCAAGCGCCAGAATTCGGGGTCGTGGGCGATCTTGTAGCCGTTCTGGTCGGTATCCCACTGCCGCCCGCGAAATCCGTCTGAGAGCCGTGTGAAACGCCCGTCCTGACCCTGTTTCGCCGCAGCCTGCTTCCGACCGAAGCGCTTGACGATGGACTCCAGATAGTAGGGCGGGTCCGTGAGACAGCCGTCCACCAGGACGCCGTCATCATTAAGGCGCCTGAGCGCGGCGAGTGCGTCGTCTTCAATGATCGTGATGTCAGTCATATCAAATCGTCGTCGTTGCGCCTGCTGCTGCGGCGTTGCTGTTGTTTGCCGGTGTCTCGGTCGCGGGGTGCGAGGCACAGCGCCAAGCCGTCTTCAATCGTGTCTGCGAAGTTCACGCCGTAGCTTTCTCGACCGGGCTTCTTGACGCTGACCATGAAGCGGCCCGCCTTCTTCGAGTCGCCGGAAGTGGGCCAGACAGTGAAGCCGGTGAGTTCACCGCGTTTGATCCGGCGTTCCAGCTCATCGAGAAGGCCGCTCATATCAAGTCATCGTCGTCGCGTGTGCGACGGCTCCGTTTCGCTGGCGCCTTCTTTGCTGCCGCCGAGGTAGGTTCCTTGATATTGACAGGTCCGCGATAGCGCTTGAGGGCCTTGCGGATCGCCTCGATAGGGTCGGGATCTTCGACGTAGACGACGTTCGCGTTGTCCGTGTTGCGATAGGTCGCCCGCCACTGGTCAGCCCCGAAATGCAGGTCAAGACTGAGATGGAGGAAGCCCCGCTTGATAGCGTCTCTGAGAGCTTCTTCCAGGGTCATCCGCTCATCCCCAATGCGCGCAGATATAGGTCAAGGACCGCCTCTTCTTCTTCGCGCTCGTGCGGCTGTTTCTTCCGCAGGCTGACCACCTTGCGCAGGATTTTCACGTCGTATCCGTTCCCCTTGGCTTCCCCGTAAACGTCTTTTATGTCGTCGGAGATCGCCTTTTTCTCTTCTTCCAGGCGTTCGATCCGTTCGACAAAGGCGCGTAGCTGGCCGTCATCAACCGAGTTGTCCCCGATCAAGTCATCATCATCACGCCGTCTGCTCATTATTCTTCACCTTCTTCTGAGAATGCTTCATCGGTCCTGACCTGAATGAGCCGGTCCATGAGCACCGTGAACATGCGATACTCAGCGCCGTTCGGGTCTTCGGACTTCACCCATATGTCCAAGGCCAGCAACGCGGCTTCTTCCAGGTGACCAAGCCCGTTTTTCTTGACAAACTCGCCAACCGAAATGTGTTCAGTCTGGTCATGCAGCTCAGCTCGAAGATCTGCAACGTGCCGAGCTTTCTTGAGATCGTTGAGTCCGCCTTTTTCCGGGTAGCGGACGACGTACTTCATGATGGTGTGGGCAAAGGCGTCCCAATCGCGTGCCGCGCTGAGCTGGAATGGTTGGACGGGGAGTTCGCAGTAATGCAACCCCCCGACCTGGACGCTCAACGAACCCTGCGACATCAGATCAGATCCTTCTCGGCATCACGTCCGCGAAGATCCAGAAGCTCGACCAGGGATTTCCAGTCGTCCTCGGAGAAGGTCACCGTCACGTCACCGGTTTCTTCGGCCTTTTCAGCCGATCCATAGCCCTTCTTGAGGATGCTCTGAACAAGTTCGACCTTGCTCGGCTTTTTGGGCTCTGCGGGGGCGGGAGCCGGGGTTTCTGCCGGTGATGCAGATGCGGTTTCGTTCGGTTCCCCGGAACCTTCGCCCTTCGCTTTCTTGACATGCTTCCGGGTCACCTTTTCGCTACCGGCGCGCTTGGCTTCCTTTAGGCCATCCTTCAGGTCTTTGAGCGCCTGTTTCGGATCGCCTTCGTTGTCCTTGAGCATCTGGATTGCCAGGGTCGCGGAAACCTTGCCTTCCCGCACAAGGCTGGTGAGTGGTTTCGGGCATTGGGCGAGGCGGACCAGATCATTGACGTAGACGCGGCTCACACCGGCTTGTTTGCCGATGTTGGTTGAGGTCATCCCCGCTTCGAGAAGGCGCTCATAGACCCGACCCTGTTCAAGCGGGCTGAGCTGTTTGCCGGAATTGAGGATGATCTGAGACAAGATGCGCTCGGCGTCGGTTGCCTTCGCGTTCGACATCTTGACCGGGACAGTCATGTCTTTGTCGGCGCCGAACTCTGCAATTGCCATGAGGGCGGCTGCGTGACGGCAGTGACCGTTCTCGATGAAGAAATCTTCACCCTCGCTATAGATCGTCAGAGCCTCTTTGACGCCCACTTCTGCGATGGATTCTGCGAGCTGGCGGATATGCGCCTTGTTTTCCGGGTCGTCCATGTCGCGACCATTCCAACCCTCTTTGACTGAGAGGTCAGAGGGGGAGACGCGGTAAACGTCGGAGCGCCCCTGCATGATCTTTTTGATGGAAGCCATGATGTGTTCTCCTGGGTACTGAAACTAACTTTCGCTTCGTTTTTGTCAGGAAAAAATTGACTGGTCAAGCGGAAAGAGTCACTTTTTACGTGCCTTTTAATTTGTCTCTATTTTCGAATGTGTTCGCTCACTTCCTCTGGCGCGGTCTTCGGATAATCGCGCTTCAGAAGCACCGGGAGCTTATCGACCATGGCGCCGTGAACGTCGAAACAATCGAACCCGGCACGATGCGCGGCATCGAGAAGCAGGAACATCATGTCGGCGTATTCCTCGACCTCATGAGGGTCGTTCAGCGCTTCATCAACTTCCTTCTTGAGATGCTTGAGCGAGCTGATCGGGCCGCGTTCGCTGCGCGGTCCAAAGGTTGCGTCTGACCATTTGCGATGCCGGGTGACAAGCTGCGGGCTGAGTTCAAAGAAGTCCATGATTTTACCTCGGGTAGAATGTGTATGCGTCTTTGGTGTCACGGCGAAGAAGGCCGTTTTCGTGAAGTCTCAACGTGACTTGCTGGTCCAAGGAAGTGTCGGCTTTGATGAAACCCTGCCTCTTGGCGAGGTCCATGATGAAGATTTGCCGCGTGCCAATCGGGCGGCGCGGTCTGGCGCGGTATCTCATTTCAAGTTCTCCTGATACTCAGTCTCATTGTCTGGCGACCGGCTTCGGTCGGAACCAGTTTCGGTGAGCCCGCGCCTCTCTTGATCGCGGCTAGACCCTTGGAGACGAGCCCGTCAGCAACTCGCAGAGAAAACTTCTTTGCTGATGTGTTGGAGATCCAACCAGCGTGAGTCCGAAAGTAAGTTGTCCTTATGATTTCGGTCAGAAGGAACCTTTCGGTATCCGTGAGCTTTCTTGACATGGCTCATCACCCTTTCAAGTAGCAGAGTCACTTAAAAGGTGACTCAGTGAGCAGACTCCAAGTGTTTGGTGTCGATCTGCACGTCCAGGGCAGCTTTGCAGCGGATCAATGCCCGACCGTATTCAGAGCGGCGGGCCTGAAGATCGCCAATGGCTTTATCGAGATCCTGGATCGCTTCTTCGAAGGTCGCCGCTTGGTTCCGCAGGCTGTCCACTAGGGCGGAGTCCACCGGCTGCGGAAGGGTGTTCGGAAGAGGCATTTCGCGGTTCGCCACCTTGACGGCGTTTCCGAGGGCGGTTTCCATTTCCTGCAATGCTTGTTCGCTCATTTCGATTTCCTTTTTTGGAGTATTTGGTTTCATTGAGGGCTTCGGAACCGGCGTTCACACAGATGACGCCAGCCTCACCGAACATCAGGCGGGATGAAGTGAATTCTTCATCCGGCATTGATGTTGTTCCAGGTCCGAAAACGACTTTCGAAATTCCGGCCTGAATGAGGGTCCGCGCGCATGACGAGCAAGGGCAGTGAGTGACGTAGACAGAGCAGCCCTTGGTCTTGATCCCTTCACGGGCGGCAAACGCGATAAGGTTCGCTTCGGCATGGCTCGCAAACAGGTATTTGGTCGGTCGCTCGAAGCGCTCGGGCGTGTCTTTCACACCCCTCGGCGGACCATTGAACGCGGTCAAACGGACTTCGCGCTCAGGCCCAACCAGGACGGCGCCAACCTGTGTTGAATCCTTGGACTTCATTGATGCGACATGCGCCATTTCCATGAAGTATTCGGTCCAGGAGATCGCTTGAACCGATTTCGGCTTACAGCACGGCGGATCGGGATCGTTCATATCCCACGCGATATCGCAGACCGTGCAGACCATCTGATCGGAATACTGGACGGCAGAGCAACACATATCAGCGGGCTCCCATTAGAGCGGCGGGGACGAACAGGGCTGAGTAAATCTGCCGGTCGATGGATGCCCGCATCTCTTCGACCATGGCGCTGATCTTCTGGGTGTAGAGGCTCATCGGCAGAGTTTCGACACGCTCGATGTCGGCAAGCATCACCTCCATATCGCCGGTCCTGGGGGTCAGCTTACGGTTGGTGTAGCTGTTCACAAAAGCCGCCTCGACAGCGACCCTCGGCACTACTTTAGGGCGGATCTCGGTGCCATTGGAAAGACGCGGGAACCTTACTTCACGACGGGGGGACGGTTCATGCCCGAGGCGGAACATGCGCTTCTCGCAACTCAGGCTGCGGAGCAGCGCTTCTTGATACGGGTAGAGCTTCGAAATCATGGCGATCTCCTGTTTCGTTGGCGGAAAATAAGCATTAGAAAAATGACGAGTCAAGAATTAATTGACTTTTTGGTTTCGTTGAAATGAATTAAATCGCCCTGTCCTCCCGACTTTAGAATAGCGTATTCTGAAGTGAGTGTTCCTAGGGAGGTGTGAATGTCAAAGGGTGTAACGGAAGAAGACCTAAAGATTTTGTCAACACCCGACGCCGAGATAATCGAACAAACTCAAGCACGGTGGAGCTTCGATCACGACGGGTTCGTGGTTAGGCTAAAGGAAGGCGGTCGATGGCAGCAACTAATGGTAACTCACGTCTATCTAGAGCATGTGATTGACGAATTACTCAGGGAAGCAATTGCGTTTCCGGACGAAATCTCATTTTCGAGAATGCCTTTCAGTCAGCGTGTCAGCTTAAGTCGGGCACTAGATCTGTTGCCCTCTGATCTGGTGGCCGCGATACGGCGTGTATCGAAGATGCGAAATGAGGTCGCGCATAACCTGATTTTTGAGATCGAAGATGACGCGGTAAAGGATCTTGAGAATTGCACTCCTGTTGAACTCCGTAAGGCAATAAAAGAAGATAGCAAAATAGATTACGATGGAAATAAATTTTTAGAATTACTGAATGGAATTTTAATTTACACTGAAATATTGCGTCAGAGGCATAATGCGGTGCGAATTTTGGATCGGAAAAGTAAAATCCGTCTGAGAACAGTCTTGGACAAGACGCCTGGGGCAAACTACGTCAAGTGATGGGACTGATAATTGTGAGTTATTGTAGCGAGATTGTCTGACGAGCCAGCCTAAGCGGTTGATTATGGTAATGCTTCTCACTATCTACGCTTGGTTGTGTAGGAAATGGGATTAAGTGCATGTCGAACGAGAATTTTTTGACCGTCACCGTTTATCGCATAAACGAGTCTTTGAATAAAAGTTCCACTGAGGTCGTCAGAGCTAATTCTGTAAGCGTTGACGAGGACGGCAATTTGAAGATTGGGGCATCCAGCGGTTCTCAGCAGTTTTCTTCAGGGACGTGGGGTCACATCGACATCGAACGTGTCAAAGGAAGACGTGCCGCTGAATACAAGTAGGTGGGGAGAATGCCTTCAATTTTTCCCGCTGATCGTTTTGACAAATGGAAAAAATGGGGTGGTCTATTGGCCGCTTTGTCCGGTTCTTATGGCGTGCTCTCGGTATTAAGCGGGGCTGCCGTTTGCGTTCATAATATTGATCCAGACCAGACACAGGAAGAATATATCAGTAGAATCGAATGCGTAAAGAAAGAGTCCATAGATTATGCAATGAGCCTAGGCACTCGGTGGTTCAAATAGGAACCAAAGCCTAGGAAAAATCCAGTTGTTAAACTTACTGTTGTTCCCTTGGCGCAGTGGTTGCCGGTTTGCCGTGGAAATAGGTTCGGTCACCGGTCAGCTTCTCGGCCAAATCGTCAATAGCTTCCGTGATATGGTTCGCACTTCGGTATTCAGCCGAACCAATTTTTGCCTGAGTGCAGACCTGAATTGCACCGGCACGGCCAACCTCAAGTTTTTTCAAAACTTCCTCGGCATTGATAAATCCCCGGCGTCTCGGCATTGACCCCCCTTAGTCGCTCAATAGTTGGGAATAGTCGCTCAGCGAATCCGTTTTTCAAAATTCGTTTTTCGTTTTTTGAAATTCGTTTTTCGGAATTCGTTTTCAAGATCCCCCAGGATCGACCGGCAAGACGATTTCTTGTATCTCTGAATTAGGTAGTGCGTCCATGGATTCAAATCTGACCGCAGTCAATTTTCGGAGCGGCGGTTGTTCGGGGCGGCTGGCAATTTCAGAGTCTTATCAGAAACTTAGTTTCGTTGTGTTAACTGATATCAGGTTAACGGTGCGATCTGAGTGAGTTAACTGAAATTTGGTTAACTTCGATCTCCTGGTGGCGTTGAACTCCCAAGAGGACTGCATTTGTCATCTGCCGAGGGTGGATCGACCGAGAACCGGCGCCCTTATTGTTACTAAAAATAAGTCAACTGATTTGTTGGCGTTTGGAGGGTCGTCACCGCATCGGTCCACTCGGTTGAGCGCTGCGTGACTTGCCTCATCAATCAATTAAAATGACTGCGGTCAATTTTTGGCAATTGTTTTCATCGACCGGGAGGTCCGAGCAACGCTTCGACTTCCAAGTAAGTTGCTGTTGGCAACCGCGACCGGTCTAAGGGGATGATCGCGGTTGCCTTTTAGGGAGTTGGGTCAGGATGGATAAACTCCCTAAAAAGCTCAGTTCGCAGACCTGGTGGGCTACCACGGACTGAGCGATGCATCTTTTAGTTGAGTGTTGCGTGTGTAGCAAGTTGTAATTTACAAGCAGTAGTTTCAATTTGTTGAGCGAACTTCTACCGATCTGGCGACGGCGCGGGCGTGCGGCCTGGGCAGCGGGCGAGGGTCTAAGTAAGGCCGCAAAAATTTTATATAGCGATGAAGTTCCAAAGTAAGGAAAGGTCTTCTCGGCGGCGGTGATCAGCCTCTCCGACGCGCGCAGACGGGTGCGCGTATGCATGCGGGCGCACGCGCGAGCGTGCGCGAGCGCGTGTGAGTGGTTTTCGGCAGAAATGCGCCATATTCGGCCAGAAATCGGGCCTGTAAGAGCGCCACGGGCGCGCGTGGTATGATTGCGTGTCGGAACCGGCAAACGCGCGCCTAGACCCCCTTAAAATCGCTTTGCGCGACTCGGGGGCGGAATGGATCGGGGCGCTATCGGGGGCAGGGTAGGCACCGCAATGAGGGAAGCCGGGGGACGGATCGGGGGGCGCTAAAACGGCACTAGGAAGGCGAAACGCGAGGCGCTGCGTATGATGACGCCAGCGGGGCGCAAACGCGCGCCTAACCCCCCTTAAAATCGCTTGTCGGGAAACAGGCAAAAAAAGCCCCGCACAAGGCGGGGCAGTTGGTCGGATTAGATCGGATTAGCGGGGCAACAAGGCTTTCAGAATGTACCAAGTCACGGCGGCAATGAGCAAAGCCGGAACTAGATGAAATCCCGCGTCGGGGGGCGCATTAAGCCAATACAGGAAAGCGCCACCGAACAGGATTAGGGCAAATGTAAAAGCGTAATTCATGCGGCTTCCAGTATCTCAGAATATTGCCCGAACAGGTCTAGGAAGGCGCGTTGCGCATTTTCGGACTCGTCCGCTAGGTCGAATTCGTCGCGAAAGTTAGTTGCGTCATCCCCTTGAAAGAACGCGCTAAGGGTTTCCCCGTCGTCTTGTGTGAAGCTTAGCAGGTAGCAAGCGCCGTTTGCATACGACTCCACCGTCCAGCCTTTATTATTGTGAATCGTCACCATAAACTTGACTCCCCGCTCAAAAATAAACTTTGCCGTCGTCACCTAGATAAACGTCACGGTTTCCGAAGGCGCCGCGCCAATCGCAAGCATTGCTTAGGGCGTCCCCGATTTCACCGAGTCCCCGGTCCCAAAAGCCCGCGCCGTGCCCGTTGCGGTTAAGCCAAAAATCCATCCCGGCTTGTTCTTCCGTGTAAGTGTCGCGGGTTTCATAGGCTTTCGCCAATAAAGGCGCGTGTCGTTTCTGGAATTCCGCGCAATCGCGTTTGATGGCGTCGAGGGTTTCGGCGGCAAAGTCATCAAAACCACAATCCCCCGGCAATGAGCTTTGCGACTCCGGATCATGGGAGTCCGCATCGGTTCCCGGTTCCGTTTCAGTGAAAAACAGCGCTTGGATATATCCTTGAGTGAAGGAGTCGAGCGATTGAAAATCAGGCTCTAGAATTCCTTCCATGACGAATTCAGGCATTAGACCGACTCCGCGTTAGAAATGAAATAAGGTTCCATGCCATCGGGGGAGTCCCAATAATGGCCGCGATTTTTGACTCTGGCGTCGTCCCCATATTCTGCCGGATCAATTCCGCGCGTCCGGTAATAGTCTGGCCGCTTGCTATGGGTGGAATAAAAGACGCCATCCAGGAAACCGCCGAAAACCAAGTTTTTGTAAACGTCGCGTTGCCGAGCTTCCCGGTATCCCTCAACTTGAGCAATTGCCCAACGGGGCGCCTTGCCCATATCGGAAATAAACTGCCGGAATTCGCGGTTCATTTCTTCAGACGTTTGCCGCGTGTACGGGGCAAGGCGGTAAAGTGACTCCACCTTTTCAATCGCCTCTTTCACGCGGCTAATTGTTAATTCCAGTTTCATTGCGTTGAACCTTTCAGGAAACGATTTATTCGGGGCGCGTCAATTAATTGTAGACGCGATAGGCGCGCGAATAGCGATTAGGACGGTTGCGACTCCGGTCCCGGATTCCTTGAAAGAGTTATCCGGCAACGCTTCGATTGTGCCGCCGACACTATCCAGCCAAGCCCGGAAAAATCCGGTTGCGTTATCCTGGCGGAAAGAGACTCCGTTTGAAGCGATGGCGACAAGAGTCCCGCCCTCATTTAGCCGCGTGTAAGCGTGCATAATGTGGCGCATATCCTGCCCCTTTTCGAACGGGGGATTCATAAACACAAAGTCGAAAGCCGGTTCCGCGTCGGTTTCCAGAAAATCGCCAGTGACGACGGAATGACCTTTCAACTTGAGAATCTGGGCAAGCGTCAAATGACGTTCAACGCAAATTAGTTTCGCGTCGGGGGCATGGTCGCGGATAACGTCCGCAATCCCCCCGGAACCGGCTTCCGGCTCTAGGATTGTCCCGGCAAAGTCCGAAGCGAGTCCCGCCTCTTCTATCATCCGTTCAACAAGCGCGCGGGGCGTCGGGAAATAGCCGGGAATGTTCGCAAACTGGACTCGGTTCTGAAGTTCCCGCAACTGTTCGGCCTTCGGATCGGGTTTAGACATGTTGAGAATTCCCCATAGTGCGCGCGCCTGTTCGGTATCCTTTGCCGGTTCCCCGGTTTCCCGCCCCGCGTCGTAATAGTTGCCGGAATGATTGATTTTTGAGCCGGTCAAATCGTGAATTGCCGCCTTTGTCTTGAGGCTTGCGAGAATAGCGGGGCAGTCCCCGGACTCGTGCAAATCAGCAAGCGCGCGCAACGCCTTTTGCGTCCGCTCCAAACGCCTGCCGTCCTGCCGAGCCGACTCCGCCATACGCTGGCGACGGGGCGTGTTTTCCAGCTTGTCGGCAAACTTGGAATCGATGGCGCTTTGCATTCCGTCCGCCATTTCGCGGAAACGATCGGCAACGCTTTGACGGTTTGCGACGGGGGCGGGGGAAGGGGAGTCCGTGTCGGTTGCCGCTTCCGTTTCTGCCGGATTGCCGCCGTGCGTCTTGACGAATTCTTGAGCGGCTTCAAGTGACTTGAACGCGAAACCGGCAGGCGTTGCGCCCCATTGCCGGGAATACCAGCCTTTCAGGTTCCGGGCTTCAAAGGTGAGTTGCTTAAAGTCTTCTGTCGATATGCGCCGCGACATGACGCAAACGAACATTTGGAAACCCTTTTTTGTGTGAGTGTGTTCCTCAATAGAAAAGAGTCCATCGGTTTCAACGTGTATCGGGGAAACGGTTGCTTTCGGCGCTTCCGTTTCGGTCGGCAAAGCGATTTCATCGCAGAACGGCAGATAGTCGACTCCCTTGCCGTAAAACTTGATTTTCTTAACCGTCCAGCCCGTGCGATAACGTCCGCCGTCTTTCAGGTAATAACCGGCGCCCATAGAATAATTTTCGGCATGCTCGGCAGTTTTCGGGGCGTCGAAAAGAAACTTAGTTTCGGCATGGTTCAACGCGGCTTTGCGCATTTCCGGGAAAAGATTTCGTTCGTGCCGCGACCATGCCAGCAAGATACGTTTGCCGGTTTTCGTGTTGTAATAGTCAGACATGGAGTCGCAGTCGTCTATTTGCATTTCTGCGACGATTGCAGCCTTTGCCCAATCCGGCGCCATGTCGCGGATTCGGTCTTTAAATTCGTTGTCGCGGTTCCGCCGTTCTTCCTGTTCGCGCCGCGCCCGATCATGAGAGTCGGCAACGTGACGTTTTGCAGCGTCTACCAGTTGCGCCCGTTCGGACTCGCAAGTGATCGGCTCAAGTTCTTGCCCTTCCGCCGTCGCAAACCAAGGCGCGGCGATTGTGTCGGGAACTTCTGAGATTCTGACCGAACCGTCATAAAAACAAATCACCAAATCGCAACCGGGCTTTTGAAGTCCCCCGGCTCCAATGGTCATAACGTTTGAGCGTGCCGCCTTAACTTCTGCGACAAAGCCCTTATTGCCGTACATATCGACAACCTGTTTTCCGACTTCGATATTCATTTTTGGGGTTTCCCTTGTTTTGATCCGATGGCGGTATTTATGCGCGTCAAACGTGGTGAGTCAATTAAAACTTGACTATACAGAAACGAAAAAAGGGGCGGTCGGTAAACAGCCCCTTAACGCGAAACTAACTTTCGTTCGGTCGGTTAATTGACGCCAGCGAACAAAAGGCCATAGTTCAAGAACAGTATGACAAGCACGAAAATAATCATATTCGTGAAGTGAGGAAGCATTTCTTTTATCCCCATTAGTTCTGAATCGTAAAAGTCAAATTGATCGGAAAAGAATGTCGCAAAAATAAACATAAAGTATACTAATAACTGGAGCGGCCAAAATGGAACAAGTAGTAATAAAGACATAGCTGTCCAGAAAAATAGTTCTAATCTACTGTAGTCTTTAATTTCCTCATTTTTTCCGCTAAATATAATCATCTTAACGAAGGCAATAGTAATAATAATTCCAATAGAGAGATATGTCTTAATAAATTGGCTTAGATCGATTTTAACAAGGCTGAATAAATATCCAAAAGTGTAATCAACTATTGGGTTTGTTATCTTTACGTAGGTGTTGACTAAATATAGAATGTCTTTTTGTAATTCGAGGCTTCCTTTGAAAAGGCTGATTAAGCCTAAAGCGCCAAGGAAGCCCCCGGGAATCGTCTTAATTTGGTCAATAAGCTTATCCATGCGAATTCCGACCTAAAAAAATTCCCGCCGAATTTCGGATTCCGTCAAGCTGGAAAGCGGAACGGATGCGGTGCCGTTGCGCTGAATCAGAATATAACGCTTGCCGTCAATCTTGCCTTTATAATCGGAATGCTTGGTTTTCCATATATGGTCAAGGCGTTCTGCGTGCGTCATTACATCAAAGCGCAACCGACCTTTGAACCTTAGCCAAGAGGTTTCCGTGAAAGGCTTGCGGTTTGGCTGAAACTTGCGGCTTTCGTCTCCAGTCGAGACAAAGGAGTCGCTTTCCACGTCATAGCGGCAAATGTGCATCGGGCTTTTGTTCTGGCCGTGTGATCTTTGCCAGCCTATGGCGCGTTTGCAATGCTCTTTCGTTTTAGGTTCCAGGTTAAGAACCATGGAGTCCCCGTCCGAAATTTCAACGATAACGAATAAACCGCACATTAGAAACGACTCCGTTCGGTAATGGTCGAGTGCTGCAAGTTGGCGGCGGTTGCCGGTTTAGGACAATCGGAGTCCAGGTAATTGGCGGATTGCGGGCGCGGGATATAATCGCGGCTCATGTCGCTAATTCCTTCCGGTTGCCCTGTCACCTTTTACTTGACGATTTGCGCGCACCTATGGCGACGGGGGGCAGGGTTTCGGATTGTTCGGGATTTATGCCGTGACTTTGATCAGGGCAAAAAGGATAGAAAGACCTGCAACAAGCATTCCGCCAATTTTGAGCGTCATACGCAATTCGGCCATTTCAAGCGCGGCTTTCAAATCGGACTTTGTCGCAAGTTCATTCATGATGAATTCTTTTGCAGCCTCGGCATGCGCTTTAGCCTGATCGGTCGGGACGCCCCCGGCTTCAAGCTTTCCAGCGTAACCCAATGTATCAAATGCGTTTGACATTGTCTTGTGTTCCTTCGGTTTCCCGGAATTCGATTAGACGCCAGTTTTCAGGGAACCGCGCCCCGTGCATAGCATCGGCGCAAGTGTCGCCATCCCCGGCAATGAATGACTCCCCGTCGAAAGTCTCGACATACAAGACGCAACGCGAGTCCGCTTCGGCAGGCTTGCCAGCGGGACCGATAAGCGCGGCCAGCACGGCAAACATGAGAATATAGGCTTTGCCCCTGATCGGCATTTTGACGCGCCCCCTATACCACTGCGAATAGTTCATAGGTGCGGCCATTGCTGCAACGGTAGGCGGACACGTTGCCATGATCGTTTACGAGAACCGCAAGCCCGGTTGCCCCTGTCGGCAATTCGGAACGGTCGGAAACCTGAAAGTCGGCGCTTTCGATGGCGGAGTCCGTATCCACCCAAAAGCCATAGGTTCCCGGATAATTCGGATGCGAGTCGAAATAGGCGAATTCGTTGTGCGTCTTTGCCCAATCGCTAAGAGCCTCACAAGACTCGTTTATCAATTCGTCAAAGCCTTCCGGCAAACCCGCGTTTACGTCCGACTCCTCGATTTCAACCGCCATCGCGCGGCAATCGTCAATCAAACGCTTGAAGCGGCGCGGGCCATAATAATCAAGCTCTTCTGCAAAGGCTTTCATGGTTTCCGCCGGTTCCCCTTGCACACTGGTAAAGGCGTCACCAATGAGCGGTTTTTTCATCTTGCGCGTTGCCATTGTCGAGACTCCTTAAACTTGACTTTTTAGCCGTTATTGACAACAAGGCGCGGCTTAGGAAAGGCCGTGGTTTTGGTCGAAATCGTCTTTGCGCCAACACTTGCCCAGAAAGAAAGAGCGGCGGCTGTCTGTACGGTTTCAATGTCTTTCTTGATACCGGCTGCAACGTGATAGTTCATTGTCTTAGTCCCTTGGTTTGCGCCATGGCGCGTCGTCTTCCGTTAAAGAGACATTGCCCTAAAACACGTGACTAGGCAAGCAAAACTTGACAAAAAAGCGGACTGAAAAGGCGGTAATGCGGAGTCCCTATGCGCTAGGTTAATCGGCAGTTAATAGGTGGAATCCGAAAGTTACTTTCTGCCCCGTTGCCGCGCCGACCATGTCAGACCATGCCCCGCCGATTGGGTTTCAATCCTGCCGTTGCCGTACCGATCAGTGATCATGTCCCCGTGTCGGGGCGCGGCGCTAATTGCCGAGTGTGTCGGTTGCCGATTGTGCCGATTGCTTTTCATCCCTTCCGATTGGTGCAAACCGATTGCCTGATTTGGAGCGGCAGGCGTTGCCGTTCGTAAGCGGGGCGCGTTGCCATGGGGAAAGCCTCGGCATTGCGAAACTAACTTTCGTTCTAGCCAAATCCGCAAAATCGAAAATCTGTAATTGCCTTTCCCCTCATTGGACGGGGACGGATAGGCGGGGGCAGTTATGCGCCGTTGCAGATAGGGGCGGACTAATGCGGACGGATTGCGCGTTGCAGTATCGGGGGCGGTATCAGTTAGACAGGTCTGGACGGATGCGGACGGGGACGGATGACGGGGGGCAGGGCTGGACGGATGCGGACGGGCGCGGACTTCCTGAAGCTGGACGGGGGCGGCGGCAGAGGGGGGCGGTCGCTCGGGGTCCTTGTTGACCTTTGGCTGCGTATGCGGGGGGCGCTGAGCCCGTTACGCGGGAGTTTTCAAATTTTTTTTCTAATTTTTTTAGGGGTTCGCTTTAAAAGCTGAGTTATTCCGGGAATTTGAGAATATGCGGAAACGTGATGACAAAACCTGGAAATGTCAGCGGGTTGTCAACGGGTTTGTCAACGGGTTTTCTAAAGAGATAAAAAAGAGAAAGATATATATTATCTTATTGAATCATATATAGATTCCTCTGTCGGAATTTATCGGAATATACCCTCGATACCGAAACCTGTTTACATGTTGACGCCCCCTAAACATCTGAGATTCCGACTTACTCACTCGGGGGATATCTGCCTGTCACCCCCTGTCAACACGTTTCCATGTCAACAGGTTTGCTAAAATGTTGGATTCATTGATAAAGAACCCGTTTTCATGCGGCGGAAACCTGTTTGCATCGTCAACGGGTTTTTTCGAAAACTAAATCATCGAGATCATGAAAAAAGCGCTCAAAATAATTTTGCAAATAGCTTTCCCGCCAACGGTTGTCGTGATGCTCGTTATGGTCGGTCCTGTTTTATCTTGCTTGTCGGGTGCTGATCCGAGCGGCCCTCCTGTCGATGATCTGCAAGAATGGGGTGAAGGTGAAAAATGGGCGGATCGAGTGGACGAAACTCACCTCTGCTCAATCGATAGGACTTCTTGCATAAAGAGGAAGGGCTACGCCCTTGTCGAATATGGGGTGCGCCGAGCTGGAAATTTCATTGAAGAATTCGGCTGGTCATCCCTGGATCTGGATGCGAACGAAAATCAGGAAGAATTCGACGGCTGCTGATCGAGGGAGCGGCAGATTAGGTTTTGCGTGTACCGCTTCGTAGGTTTCTTGATAAAGTAGAAAATGCATCACTGCACATAAATGGGAGGCCCTATTGTCAGAGCGAACAAAGAAATTTTCGGACGAATTAGATGAGCTAATTCAGCAGGGCGACTTTCTTACGATGGCGTTGGATTACGAGTGTAGCCCTGACAAGTTTAAGAGCGCATACAGTGAAGCACTAGACGGGAATGAGGAACGGCTGAAGTCTCTGATTAAGAACCTACCTAGCTTCAAGAAAGATTATCAGGCGTGGTACTCAAAAGCACAGGCAGTGATAAAGCAGGTGCTACCGGATAGACTGTCTGATTTCATATCGTATTTTGAGCCTCCCAAGGGTAGGAAAGACATCACCTATCAAAACTACATGATACGCGACTATCTACAGGGACTTGTTGTTACACGCGGTTGGGAGAAGGAGGTTGTCGTAGCCGGCTATGCGGCTATTCCCGAATTCGCCCAACAACTGAATATGTTGAAAGCAGCGCGGGGCGCACTCGAGTCTAAACTGCTAGATCTAAAGGCTGTTCTACAGGCTGATCTTTTTGATAGCGAGATTGAAACGGCTTCTGCTCTGGCAAAAGCCGGATACTTGCGTGCAGCGGGTGCCATATGCGGCGTTGTGATCGAAAAACATCTTCTGCATGTCTGCGGTGTACACGGCATAACCGTTCGAAAGAAGAATCCTGGCATATCCGACCTAAGTCAATTGCTCAGGGATGCTGATGTAACCACTGTGCCACAATGGCGTTTCATCCAACATCTAGCCGACCTTCGGAACATTTGCGATCACGCGAAGGGCCGCGAACCCACTAAAGAAGAGATCAATGATCTGATTAGCGGATCAGAGAAAGTTTTGAAGACCGTTTTCTGACCCGTCATCTGGTAAGCTTCACACAAGCTGGCGCCGCAATAGTCAACTCATCGACGGGGCACTGAGCACTCTTTCGGTGAAGACATGATGTCGTTACCCGTCGAGCCGGTGAAATCCGGCATGTCCCTAACATCGTTAAATTTCAAAATCGAAAAGGGGACAACCATGTCCAGCTTGATGACAAACGCATCTGCAATGACGGCGCTTCAGACTCTGCGTCACACCAGCGCTAACCTCGCTGAAACGCAGAACCGCATCTCTACCGGCTACCGCGTAGCTGGTGCGGAAGACAACGCTGCCTACTGGTCCATCGCTACCACCATGCGTTCGGACAACATGGCACTGAGCGCTGTCGAAGACTCCCTGGGTCTTGGCGCCGCCACCGTGGATGTGATGTACACGGCCATGGACTCCACCGTTGATGTCATGAACGAAATCAAAGCCAAACTGGTCGCTGCCCGTACTCCGGGTGTTGATCGCGGCAAGATCCAGTCCGATATCTCCGAGCTTCAGAATCAGCTTCGCAGCACGGCTGACTCGGCGGTCTTCAACGGTGAAAACTGGTTGGCAAGCGACGTGACGACCGTTGCTTCCAAGGACATCGTCAGCTCGTTCACTCGTGCTGCTGGTGTGATCCAGGTCCAGGTCACGGCGGTCGATATTACCGCTACTCAGCTCTATGATACGGCTGGTGGTACGACTGGTATTCTCGACCAGGACCGTGGCTTCGCTGCTGCCAACGTCACCGGCGTTGGTGTGGCTGACGTGGACATCTCGGCTGTGACCGACGACGCCGCAGATCTCACCGCACTGGAAGCCGTCATCAGTGGTGTTGATGACGCTCTTGCTGAGATCACCGATGCTGCAACCCTCCTGGGTTCCGTGAAAAAGCGCGTGGACCTTCAGAAGGACTTTGTGTCCGCTCTCACCGATGCGATTGACCGTGGTGTTGGTCAGCTCGTTGACGCCGACATGAACGAAGAGTCGACCCGCCTTCAGGCGCTTCAGACTCAGCAGCAGCTCGGCATCCAGGCGTTGTCGATTGCGAACCAGGGCAGCCAGAACATTCTGTCGCTGTTCCGGTAAGAATGGCCGGTAGGTGAGATAGCTAGTGGGTAGCTTCTCATCGGTTGGCTACAGTGAGGGATCTGCGAGGCGTCACTCGTGGACCCCTTACTGACAAGGCAGGGAATTGGCGAGGCGTCACTCGTTTCTTCCCCGCCTCGGAAGCGGGGTTCCGTGAACGGTCATTCGCGGAATTCCAAATCAAGCTAGAATGGGGAGATCTCGGGGTACTGGCCGGGATCTCCCTTTCTATTTTCTGGCCTGCTTGGCGACATATTTCAGGGTAGGGGGGCCGCGCGTGCCCTGGATCTTTCTCAGGGTCACGTCATAGTCAGATTTGATCCGGCTGAGCACGTCTTCTTTTTCACGCGGCTTCAGTTTTTGAAGCGACCGGCAACGCATGAGGATATGCCGGTAGGTCGCGCCCTGGTCGCCATAGGATTTGATGATCTCGAAGACCTTATCCGCGATGCGCTCGTCATCAGACTTTCCGAGATCCGTTTCGAGTTTGCCGACCATCTGCATTTGATAGAAGGTGACGTATTCCCGAGCCCATTCGAAGTCCGACAGCTCAACCTTTTTGTGATCGCAGCTCAGGGCGACGATCAGCGACAGGCGCATGGCGATTTCGCGGGTTCTGGATAGAACGGCTTCCATGCCGATCTCTTTCAACTTCTGCTGCTTCTTGACGATGTCCTTTTCCATCTCAAACGTCGCCTCGGCGGCTTCCGCTGTGAAGGGAATGACGACCGGCTCAAACGTTGTGTTGGTGCCTTCCATGAGCCCGAGGACATCCGCGTCATCGTCGGCGCAGTTGTAGGAGTGCATCTGCACCCATTTGCTCAGCCGCTCGGGTACGCGGATGCCGGGACGGTTCCGGCTGGATAGCTGTAGGCTGATCGGAGATTCGACCATCAGGAGACGGTTCAAGAAGCCGCTGGCGATGTCCTCACCGTTCAGGGAAGAATACAGGCTTTCCGGCGTTGTCATGCCGAGGATCGTCAGGGAAGGGTTCTTGACCTTCGCGTTTTTCAAAGCCTCTTTCTGTTCCGCCGTCATGCCCTTTGTGGAATAGCCTTTGCCGTAGTAGGTGCCGTCCACGCGGGAGAACATTTCCATAAACGCGGTTTGCACGTCTTCTGCATTGGAGTTGCCGGATCGCCGGTTAGACGACAGGTAGCGCCCGAATTCATCGATCACGGTGAGATGCTTCGGGCGATCCTTCAGGGTGAACAGCACGCCTGAGTCTGACGTATAGGAGCGGGGACCAACAAACTCTTCGCGGCCTGCGGCTTCAAGCACCCGTTCAATGACGCGGTAGCTGTGCTCTTTGCCCGATCCTGTTCCAGCGACGTTGATCAGATACAGGGAAGAGTAATTGTTGTAGTCCGTGCGATAGAAACGCCCGCAGACGACCGATCCGAGGGCCAGCGCGGTTTGCACAGCGAATTGGGGCTGCGGCTTCGTGGCGGTCTTGTTGTAGAGATCCACGACCATTTGAAGCTTACCGGGAACCTGAAGCAGGTTGGCGGGGATACCCTTCAGCTCTTTTCTGACCGGCAGCGTGTCGGGGTCCAGGTCGTCAAAATCCTTCAGGCACGATTCCCAAAGTTCGGAAGTGATGTCTTCCAGATCTTCAAAATCGTCCAGGCATTCGTTCCAATCGAATTCGGGCTCAAGGTCATCAAAGTCGTCGGCTATCGTCTCGTATTCAACCTCCCAATGAGCTTCGTTCGCTGCGTGCTTGACCGTCCGCATGGTGATCGGGTTGCCACGGTCGTTCTTGAACGCTTTCCATTGAACAAGGTTGTTGCGCCGGTCGTAGCCCGATCCGTTGCGGCTCCATTTGTCGAAGACCGGCCACCCCTCATCACCAAGCTCGTGCTTGAGGGCCATACCCACGTTTCGCCATGTGGTGTGATCGTCTGCCCAATGCTGGATCATCTCAAGGTCGGATTCGATCTCATCGATATCCAGGCCGAGCGGTTCCAGGTCTTCGGCGTCCCGGTGCTCATCGTAACCGTCGTCACGGAAAAAGAGGGACTCGATGTGATCTCGGTCGATCACACAATCATCGTGCCAGTCGATTGCCCATTTGTAGGTGTCGCCGGTATCGGGGTGGACAGACGGCGGGATGGCAACCTGTTTGCCGGTGCCGAAAAGCTCGATTTCCCACTCCCAATGATCTTTCCCGTCTTTACCTGTGAACTTCGAGTCACTATGTGATAGCTTCTTCGACGGAAAAGGTGACGATGTGATCAAATAGATATGGAAGGATTTGCCGCCCGAGCCGCTTTGGACTCTAGGAAACCCCCAGATGTCGACTCCGGCGAACAATGACTCCAGCTTGTCGAAAGCTTCGTCTGCTTTACCGTCGATGCGGATATCTAAATCCAGGACATGTAGATATCCGTTTTTAAACTGTGACCACTTGCCGAGACGAATGCCAAGATTTTGGCCGTCTCGGTATTTTTTTTCCAACTGTGAATAAGTGTACGACTCAAGACTTTGCCAGTTCTTGCCAATCGGTCGTTTTGACCTCTCATGCAAGGGAATCAATGAAGCACCGGCCTTAACTAGCCATTTGTTTTCTCTGAGCACGGCGGATATCTGCCTTATTCCTGGGCCGGGGACTTACTTGACGCAGTAGGGGAGAAGCTTTTCCACCGTCAGAGTAGAACCGGGCAGGGTCAGAAGCTCAGTAAAACGACCGGCAGGAACCTTGTTTCTTTCGATCCAGCCGTAAACGGATTGATGAGAGATATTCAGGTCTGCGGCGATAGCACGTGCATCGATAGATTGATGATGGGTTTTGCTTCTATGACTTGGCAAATTGTTATAGAAAAGTGAGTATAGCGTTTCTTCTTCTTTTGCATCGGCCATGCTGAGCCCTTCCGTTTTCATCAGAGGATGGCAAGGTAAACAGCACTCGAAAAATCGTCAATAGAGACTTGACACACGGCAATTAAATAGTGTCTTTTTGGCTCCGTTAGCGAACAACCACGATCCGCACCACCAACGGAGAACACTATGAGTATCGAAAAAGCCCTTGCTGATGTCACCGAAGCCCTCAACCGGAACAGCGACTTGATTGAGAAGCTGCTTTCGAGCGCAGGCAAAGGCGCGGCCACCGGTAGCACCACCAAGAAGGATGAGGGCGAGGAAAGCGCGAAGGCTGGCAAGGGCCGTGGCCGTCCCGCAGGCGCCAAGGCATCCACCACCAAGAAGCCTTCCGGTCGCGCGATCAGCGACAAGAAGATGCAGGACACGGCGAAGAAGTTCCTCGACGTTGACTCTGACGAAATCTACGACGAGCGCCGGGAAGTGATCGCGGCCATCGTTGATCATTTCGGCGCTGAAAAGTTCTCCGCCATCGAAAAGGACGACCGCCAGTCCGCGCTCGACTTGCTCGAACTCGCTGAAAAAGACTCGTTCGACTGTGACGACGTGCAGGGCATGATTGACAGCCTGGGCGGCGGCTCCGACGAGGAAGAAGAAGAAGCTCCCAAGGCGCGGCGTCGTTCCAACGACGACCTGTAGGCCCTGGTCGGCCCGGTCGAAAGGCCGGGTCTTCCGGTGAGGGCCGTCTTGATTGTCCAGCGCTCAATGAGGGGCGTCTGACAGTCTCGCCACCAAGGCGATCCTCTCCCGAAGACCCAGGCGGGAGCATCAAATGTCGAACCTAACTAGCGAAATCGAGCGGCTTCGAAACGAGGTCGCGGATCTGCGTAAGGTCACGCTTGCTGATCGACCGTCAACCTCCATGTCGGAGGAAGACTGCTTTCTCATTGAAGCCCTTCTCACCGTTGCCGAGCCCTGCAACGACGATGCCAGTGCGTTCGTCATCACTGACGAAAACGCGGTTCGTTTGATCCGCTGCGCGCTCAACCAGGACTTCACCCCTTTGTATCCGCAGGCAGGCAATTCCGCCGTCCAATCAACGTCAGCATAAAGGGAAAACTGCGATGGGAATGAACATCTCGAAGGCAATTGATCAGGCAAGACAGGGGAAGAAGATTGCTCACGGTTCTTGGAGTAACGGTCATCCGTCGTATTTGGTTTTTGTCCCCGGTCGCGAAGTTGAGGCGTCGTTTCCGCCGATGGTGAACCACCTTGGGGAGGGGACCAAATTCCTCGTCTCCGACCATGTGGATGCCGTTTACAAGGGTATGATCCAGACGCACTCGGTTCTCGGTTATCAGTTCAGCCAAATCGAAATTCTCGAAGATCGCTGGTTCCTGGTGGACTGATGGCCGTTCGCTGCGGGAATTGTCCGTCCAGGAAGAAGCAGCAACACAGCGAAAGGGCTCATGCGCGTCTGAGCCCTTCAAGCTCTTCCAGATGGCTCCGGTGCGCCGGTTCGGTCGGTCTGATCGAAAAGCACCAATATCCAGACGATCCCAATGAGGCGGCGCTTGGTGGCACCGTCCTTCATTCGTTTATGGAAGACATTCTCCGCAGCGACAATGACGCCTACCACTACATCGGTGAGACGCGCACGGAAGGTGAGTTCACGCTCACGCTGACAGAGGAACAAGCCGATATTCTGCAATCCGGCGTGGATGAGATCGACCTCATCCCAGGAAAGCTCTACGTTGAATATCGCGTCGATCTCAAGCGTTGGATGCCGGGTCAGTTTGGCACTCTGGACGTTGGGATCGTCAACAAAAACGAGATCCATATTTGGGATCACAAGTTTGGGCTGGTTCCGGTTTCGCCCGTCGAAAACGAACAGCTCATGATCTATGCGCTCGGCTTTTGGGATAACGTTGCGCGCCACATCTCGGATGCGACCAAGTTCGTCATTCACGTCTTCCAGCCGTATTCCACCAAAGGCGGCGGCACCTGGACAACGACGCTGGAAGATCTGCTTGAGTTCGGGAAGAAGGTGAAGCGCAAAGCGAGGCGGACCTACGATCCCAATGCCGAGCGCACCCCCGGCCCAAAGCAATGCATGTACTGCCCTGGTGCTATCAATCGCGATTGCCCCGAGTATGACGACTACAATCTCAAAATCATTGCAGACGATTTTGACGACCTCGACCGCAATGCGGAGCTTGGCATCCCGCCACGCCTGACCGCACCAGCGAAACTAACTTACGCTCGAAAAGCCTACCTCATCGAGCACAAGAGCATGTTTGAGAAGTGGTTGGCTCGGGTCGAGAACGAAACTCTTGACGACGCTCTCAAGGGAGCCGTGGTCCCTGGGTACAAGGCCGTTGAGGGCAAGGCCAAACCCCGTCGATGGAACGATCCAGACCGAGCAAAAAAGAAGCTGGATACGAAGCTCGGGGAAGAGGCTTACACCAAAAAACTGATCACCCCGACGATGGCGGAGAAAGCCCTGCCGCCGAAGCAATTCGCCAAGATCCAGAACTTGATCACGCGCGATCCACCTAACCCCGTGCTTGTTCCCGATCATGACGACCGACCGGCAATCAAATCAATTGTCGATGAGTTCGATGATTTGGATTGAGTGTCAAGAAAATAGTGACAAGTCAACAAAGGAGTCAGAAATTGGCTAGTGACGATCCCTGCAAAGTCCAACTGAGAAAAGTTCGGCTGTCGCATCCGCACCTTTTCAGTGCGAAGGCGTTCAACAATGACCCGGATGGAAAGAAAGCGTTCAGCGCGTCTTTTTTGATCCCGGATGACACGCGCGAAGGCGAGGACATGATTGCCGACATTGAGGACGCAATCGAAGCCGCGAAGGAAAAAGAGTTCGGGAAAAAGATCCCGAAAATCAAGGCCGACAATATCGCGTTCCGGGAAGGCGATGACGACCGCCCCGAAACGAAAAACCACATGGTCGTCGCGGCCAGAAACTATAAGCGCCCGCGCGTCCTCGACCGAGACAAGACCGATCTGCACGAGGAAGACGGTGTCATCTACGGCGGTTGCTATGTGGATGGCATCGTCCGTTTCTGGGCTCAGAAGTACAACGGCATCCCGCGCGTCAACTGTTCCTTGGAAGCCGTTCGCTTCCGTGAGGACGGCGAACCGTTCGGGGCGGCTCCTATCGATCCCGATGAGTTCGATGATCTGGACGACGACCGTCCTTCCCGCCGCAGTCGCCGCAACCGCGACGATGAGGATGAAGACGAGGACGACCGTTCCTCGCGTCGTTCCCGTCGCAGCCGTGACGATGAAGATGAGGATGACGACCGGTCTTCTCGCCGTTCCCGTCGCAGCCGTGATGACGAGGATGAGGACGGCGATGATCGCTCTTCCCGCCGCAGCCGCCGCAGCCGTGACGATGAGGATGAAGACGAGGATGACCGGTCTTCTCGCCGTAGCCGCCGTAGTCGGGACGACGATGAAGAAGAGGACGACCGCTCATCTCGCCGGTCCCGTCGCAGTCGCGATGACGATGATGAGGATGACGACCGCTCTTCCCGTCGCTCCCGTCGCAGCCGTGACGAGGAAGATGAAGACGACGACGTTGACCGGCCTTCGAGAAATAGCCGTTCGCGCCGTCGCCGCGACGACGATCTCTGATGGAGAAGGGCCGGGGATATCCCGGCCCACATCACATGAAAGTCGCGCTCGATTCAGAAGTCTACATCAACTACTTCCTGGCCGGTGGCAAAGATATGGCTACCGGCGAAGTCTACTATTGGGAGATGGCGGGTAACGAACGCCTGTCCCCGAAGAAGCGGCAACGCCTGAAGAGGTTCCTGGAATCGAACCTCATCGTTGGATTCAACTCCAAAGACTTCGACTTACCCGTTCTCTATGCGGCAATCGCTGGATGGAGCTGCGAGAAAATCAAGCAGCTCGCCAATGCGATCATCGAGCTAAATCTAAAGCCCTGGGATGTCGAAAAACAGTTCGGCATCCGAGTACCTGACAATCTCAATCATATCGATCTGATTGAGGTAGCCCCCGGAAAGGCCAGCCTGAAGATCTACAACGGTCGGATGCACGGTCGGCGGATGCAGGATCTCCCAATCGAGCCCGAGGCAGTTCTAACGCCTCGGCAGATGGATGAAACCTTCGACTATTGGGAAAACGACCTCGACGCCACTGAGCTGCTTTTCAAGACCCTTCAGAAGCAAATCGACCTCCGGGCCAAAATGTCCGTCGAATACAAGATGGATCTGCGCTCTAAGTCGGACGCTCAGGTGGCGGAAGCCGTCATCAAAAGCGAAGTCAGCGCGATCACGGGTCAGAAAGTCTATCGCCCCAAGATCACCCCTGGCGCCTTCTACTACTTCGACATTCCAAAATTCATCGAGTTCGATGGCCCTGAGCTTAACGCCGTCCTGGACATCGTTCACGAAAGTAAGTTTCGCCTCGACGGTTCCGGCAAGATGGTCCTGCCCAAAGGGCTCAAGGATCTAGATATCAGGATCGGGAAGGGGGTCTATCGCCTCGGCATCGGCGGACTGCACAGCTCTGAAAAGACGCAAGCGGTACACGCCGACGACGACCACATTTTGGTGGACCGCGACGTTACCTCTTACTACCCGGCGATCATTATCAATCAGGGGCTCATGCCGGAACATCTCGGCAAGCCTTTCCTCACCGTCTACAAAAAACTGGTTGCGCGCCGCCTCAAAGCAAAGAAGGACGGCGACAAGGTCGTAGCCGACAGCCTCAAAATTACGATCAACGGTTCGTTCGGGAAGTTCGGTTCCAAGTGGTCGGCCCTCTGCTCTCCCAAACTTCTCATTCAAACGACCATCACGGGTCAGCTCTCCCTTCTGATGCTCATCCAATGGCTTGAGCTTGAAGGCATCCCCGTCGTCAGTGCCAACACTGACGGCATCGTCATCCGTTGCCCCAAGCGCAAAACGAACATGATGGCTGCGATCATTGACGATTGGGAGAAGGCGACCGGCTTTTTCACCGAAGAAACGCGATACAGCGCCGTCTATTCGCGTGACGTGAACAACTACATCGCGGTCAAAGAGGACGGCGGGTGGAAGACCAAGGGCGCCTACGCCATTCCTGAGAAGGAAGGCGAGCCCATGATGATGAAGAACCCGACGAACGAAATTTGCGTTCGGGCCGTCATCGATCATATCACCAAGGGCGTCCCGCTGCGCGAAACGATCCTCGCATGTGATGACATCCGCCGCTTTGTCACCGTCCGCACGGTCAAGGGCGGGGCGATCTACCGTGGCAAGTACCTCGGCAAGGCTATCCGTTGGTATCACTCGACGGATTCCCAAGAAAGCATCCACTACAAAAACGCTAATGCTTCGGGAACACATAATAAAGTTCCTAAGAGTGATGGCGCGATGCCGATCATGGAACTTCCTGACGAGTTTCCGTCAGACATTAACTACCAGCATTATTTGAAAGAAGCGCGCTCGATACTTTCTGAGATCGGGTATCACAGGGGTTTGAGCTGATGCTCGAAAAGAAGATAGAGCGTCTAGTCTCTGCTTATGGAGAAAAACGAGGTTTCTTGGTTAGGAAACTTCAATGGGTTGGCCGTCATGGCGCCCCTGACCGCGTCTTCATGAAAGCCGGGGTCATCTACTTCATCGAGTTCAAGCAGAAGGGCAAGAAGCCAACCGCCAACCAGGAGGCCGAAATACAGCGCCTCAGAGACGCGGGTTTCGGCGTCTGGGTCATCGATTGCGTGGAAGAGGGGAAAGCCCTCCTGGACCGCCTTTCTGGCCGAAATAGCCGCGATCACGAGGGCCTTATCTGATGGGCATGCCAAAGGTGCTGCGTCGGGAGGATCTTCGGCGCTATCAGATTGTCTTTGTCAACAAGATCAAGCGAAAACGATACCTCATCCTGGCCCTGCCAATGGGCTCGGGGAAGAGCGCTACCACGCTAACCGCGATCCTGGATCTATTGGACGACAGAGAGATCCGCCGCGTCCTGGTGGTAGCTCCAATGCTGGTGGCAACGGCAACATGGCCTGACGAAATCGAAGATTGGGAACATCTGCGCGATCTGGAATATACGCTGATCAGGGCAGAGGATGACGATCCTGACATCAAAGCAGCTTACACCAAGGCGTATCGCTTCGCGCGCGATGTGATCGGGATGGACCCCCAGGATTCGACGCAGTTTGCAGGCAGGCGCAAAACGGTCGAGAAGGATTGGAAGCGCGCTCGCCTAGCGTCACAGGACACCGAAATCCACATCATCAATCGCGAAGCCTTGCCTTGGCTCTGGGAGTTCTTCAGGCGCGGCAAGGATTGGCCGTATGACATGATCGTCGTTGATGAAGCGAGCATGTTCAAAAATGGCAAGATGCGGACAGAGAACAAGGCACTAAGCCGCTTCGGAGTAATGGCGAAGGCACGCGCTCGTGCGAAGCGTTGCGTATTGTTGACAGGAACTCCCGCGCCAAAAGGACTCCCCAATCTCTGGGGACTGGCGTTCATCGCGGATCTCGGCAAGCGCCTGGGAAACAGCAAGTTCCTATTTGAGGAAAAGTTCTTCACTAAAGGATTCAAGGGCTGGTCCCTTGAGCCTAAGAAGGGTGCCGAAAAGAAGATCATGAACCGGCTGAGCGACATCATGTTCAGCTTGAGAGAAGAAGATTGTGTAAAGCTCCCTCCTAACGTTCCAGTTGAAGTCTTTGTCGATCTGCCGCCAAAGGTTTTAGATGAATACGAGCGGTTCCAAGAGTCACTTTATTCTTCGCGCTATGACGTGGAAGCAGTCAACCGAGGCGTGTTGCATAATAAGCTTCTGCAATTTGCTAACGGCAGCATGTACCAGGAAGATGGTAGAGACATCTTCATTCACAATAAAAAGCTTGAAGCATTAGAACGCATTATCGAGGATGCCAACGGTGACCCGGTACTGATCGCGTATAACTTTAAGTTTGATCTAGATAGGATCAAAAAAAGGTGGAAAAAAGCTGTCGTATTCGGTGAGGGCGATGTTCGCCAAACCAAGAAGAGATGGAATAACGGTGACATTGAAATCATGGTTGCCCATGGTAACTCAATCGGTCACGGTCAGAATATCCAGTACGGCGGATACATTTCGGTCTGGTATGGCCTGACCCCTGACCTAGAGATATACCAGCAGTTTAACAAGCGCCTTCATCGCCCCGGTCAAACGAAAGTAACTTTCACTCATCATATCCTTGCACGAGGGACTTACGATGAGAGACTTTTGCCATTATTGAGCGATAGGGATGCCACTCAAGAACGAATTATTGATTCAGTTCGTGTTGAATTAGCTTAGGGAATCCTTCATTCCTGTCCCTGAAAATTAATCTTGTTCATCAAATAAAAAGTGACTCGGCAGCTTTATTATTGACGTGACCAAAGTCAATAATTAATTGTATGTCTATAAACAGTTGTGGACGGGTGTGGACAAGTTGCCAGTCAGGGGAAAATCATGAGTGAAGAACCCAAGTTTCAGGAATTCGCGAACAGGCTAACAATCGCCTGTGACAACAATGATCTTGTGCCGGAATACAACAGAGGTCGGCTGACTTGGATCGTCAGAGAGCTAGAGCGATTCAACGTCACCGTAACTAAGGAAAGCGTTCGGCGTTGGTTTGCCGGGATTAGCATCCCCAGGCATGACAAGCTGCGAGTCCTTGCTGAGCTTCTGAAAGTCACGGAAGCATGGCTTGCTGTCGGGGATTCGTCCGCTGGTACGGTATCCGACCAGAAGCTCAAAAGGATTCACACTGACGGAGCGGTGAATTTCGCCCTTGGCGTTTTTGCGATGGAAGGATTCGCAACCGCTAACGTCGAGGACGATGATCCGAAGCGGAACGACATTCATTTCTATTCGATCATCAATGCCCGTCAGCTTGGGATTCGAGCTTCTTCCGGCGAGGAGTCCGCTGGTAAGATTAGCTTCCAGGCATCCAACATCTATGAGAAATCCATCTCACTCGGTGTCGTGAAGATAGCGCCGCTCGGCTATCGTCTTATCAGCATTCCTGCTCCCGTGATCTCCAAGAGTGGCGTTCGCAAGGGCTCACACATCGAAGTAAAGGGCGAACTCACCGAAAAAGGTGTCATGTTCAAGGATGAACTTGCTCCTTTTATCAGTGATCTCAACACCTTGGCTCAATAA